TTCTTTGATTCTTCTCAAAGGGCTGTTCGCGTAACAATTACCGATGTTAACAATGTCTTTACTTTGTCTTCTACGATTTTTGAAGAAGAAAGGTACAGAGGCATAGATCAGCAGAGATATACTAAACCGCCCAGAGCTTTTGGTTCGTCTAATCCAGATTTTGTAGATGGTGCAATTTGTATTGACGGATTCTTGAATATTGGCGATGACGCCATGTATCATACCGACGACTTTGAGTTGCCGGGGGGAAATAGTGTTTCGCGTTACTTTACTCAGGGGCGTGCTTTTGCAAATGGAACGATTGTTGAGGTGGTTCAAACTAACTCAGATTCTCCTGAAAATTATGATGTAACAATTGTTGATCCAACTGCTGATACTGGAGGTATTGTTCGTGCCATTAAGAATGTTCCTATTCTTAATGGAACAGTAAGTATTGGAGATAAAACAACTCTTGCCGCTCAAGGTGATAGTCCAATTAAACCTGGATCAGATGACGGCGGCGTTTTTATTAATGGTACTGCTGCGGCTGGTGCGGGAGTAGTTCCAGTAGAGATTACTTCAATCTCAGGTATTGGTGGCGGTACTGCCGTGGCGATTGTTCAGGCTTTGGATGAAAATGGAAATAAGAGTGCTGCTGGATCTATTACAAGCGGAGTCATTCCTATTCCTAATAGACATTTGGCTAGAGTTGGTGATCAAGGCTTCTTAACTGCCGCGTCAGTTGGAAGTGGTGTAACTAGCTTTGTTCAAATTGCCCGCGAAGGATTTGAGAGATTTGTTCAGTCATGAGTTTCCCTAGTTCGGGTGTCATTCCGTATTGTTATACGGGTCGTTACCCAATGGTTATTGAGTCAAATGAGGCCGTTGGTTTTAGCGGCGTGATGATTGAGCAGGCCATGTGGGTACTCATGGCTGAGTATGCTCGTTATTTGCAATTCCCGCGAGCATCGTTTTCTCCTGCTTTTCAAGGGTATCGTCATCCATCTGGAATACCGGGGTTTGAAACTGATTTTGATAAAACGTACGAAGAGATTCTTTTGCGTGACGAAAGAGGAGATTACGCATTAAGTGAAGTTGATATTCTTGGTAGATATTTTTCGGGCGATTTGTTTCAGCCCGGAACTACTCCGGGAACAAGTTCGTCTGGACTAGCCGTTGGTAAGGCAGCGATGCCTGATATTATCAACGATATGAGAGTTTACATGTCTGGCACTCCGTTTAATTTTGGTTTTCCTGATCCCGGATTTCCTGGCTTATTTTTAAATAGTACTGGATCGCCACAAGGTATTCAGGCTGACACTAGTGATGATCCTTTGCAAGACTGGTTAGGAACAAAAGGACATCCAGGCGGTAGATTGCCGTGGGGTCAGAAGAATTGGACTAGAGAATACTATCCTATCGGTGGCGAAATTCCTCAAGGGTTTTTGGGATCATCTGGAGTTATTTACGATATTGATTTTGATGAAGTTTATTATCAGCCATATCCAAGATTGAGAGGAACGTCATCGGAAACTTTTGGATCTCAAGACACGACAGTTATAAGCAGGGTAACGCCTGTTTTTCCAGCGTTCACCAAGACGGACGGTAGTCTTATTAGTCTTACTACTCGTGATATTATTGCCGCTAATGATATTGATTTTAATTACGCTCATATTCCTAGTGGACATCTTCGGGTAGACGGAGATGTATTACTTGCTGATGGAGATTATGTATTCAATCAATTAGAAGATGCAACTTTTGCTGAATCCGGTATTCGAAGAATGGGAACTGGTTCATTAACTATTTTGCCTGGGCTTCCCGCAATCAATCGAGTGTTTGTTGATCCTCCGGCTTTGTCGCAAGGACAACATGATTTTTTTGTTCGAAATAATGGAACACCAATTGCTTCTGGCGTTAGAATTAGCTCTAAAGAAAATGCAGTAGATTCATTTGATGCTGGATTATGGTTAAACGTAACGAATGAGACTGACGATGGAATGGTACTGTCGTCACCATTGAATGGCGATGGCTTATTTATTAAGTTCGCTGGTCCCACGTCTGTTGGTTTTAATAATCTTGCCGATAATACTGATATGCATAGATACAGTTCTAGCAAATTAGTGAGTTTATTTGAGAACGGGACTGGTCGTGCGGCTTTCATTAATTGGGATCATAGTCTTAATGTTGTGTCTGAAGTTGAAGCTAATGATTCTAACAGCAGTACGATTATTCTGTTTGATGGAGCTAAATTCTTTTGGCCTGATGACGCAGGAGGAACGTTTCTTTACGAAGGAACGACAAGTGGTCTAATACTGCATCACTGGACATCTTCTACCTTTACTAATTCTGACGCTGTTGAATATGAAGCACAGGGTGTTGATTCTACGGAAGTTCGCTTATTTTCTCCATCAGCTAATTCTAATGCGTTTACGTTAGGGTTTAATGAAGGTGGAACTAATTACATGGCTGCCGTTCCCTTTGCATCTACGACTGTCGCCAACAGTACTGCCGCTTCTGGTTTCGCGGAGGTTAGACTCGTGACTGGAACTCCTAATGGATGGTCGTTAGGTGATTATGCTGAACTTGATATTTCTTCAGTTGGATTAAATATGCCAGCTCAACCTATCGCAATTGAGGTTGTTGAGACTACTGTGGGACCATTAAGTGATGGTATTTGGTGCATGTTCAGAGAGGAGCCGACTTTTAGACCGAGTGCAAATTATATCATTCCTTCTATAGATGTTTCAAACCCGGATATTTACATTGGAAGAATTGAACTAACTGGAGGAAAGTGGGTTGTGCAAGAATTATACGGAAGTGACAAGAATATGAACGCCATTAATAATTTTTATAATAATACTGATTCTTTTCCAGATGCTCTTTTTAGACCAGCTTTCTTTATTAAATTAGACTTCTAGTGTACTATTAGATAGCGTTGTTCTGCATAGCTAGTCCTGCCAGATGTATTGCTAAAGCATAACACAGCAAAGACTTACGAAAAATTATGGTATCAGGAATTAGATTTTTTGCGTGCTCTGGGGCACTTGGAATGCTTGGTAATATCGGTGGAGACGATCCCACCACTATTGATAAGTACGAGCCGCTCTTAGAGATTTACAATTTTGAGATTAGTGCTACAGATAGCCCAAATAGGATGGGGTTCTTCGGCTCCGCCGGTGCTCCCAATTCTGCCGTTGTTGTTGGTCAATACCAACAAACAACTCATCGCACTGATGCGGTTGGAAGCGATTTAGGTCCGATGATTGACAATAGGTTTATTAACTCATCTAGTGTTACTAACTCTGGAACATTTGGTCCTAATGGCGTCCTGGCTTCCGTCCCTATTGCCTCGATTCCTGCTGAGTCGGGAACTCTGTTATGTAGATTTACTGAGCCTAACGGCACACCCGTTATTACTCAATCTGCAACTTTTCGAGCAATTAATCTTGACGCTGGCTCAGGTGCCCCTAGTATTGCTGACCTAGCAACTGGTGTTACTATTCAGGCCGCACAGCTAGCGGATACGGCTGGCAATGCCGCTGATGCCGCTTGGTCCGAAGTTTCAAGCGGTGGAGCCGCACTCGCTCTTGCAGATCAGGGGATGGAAGCACACGTTCATGATTTCGCCCTATTAATTAGTGGGTCTCCAACCGCCGCCGGAAGAAAGATTAACTTTGCTTATTACGTGGAGCTTGAATTCCTATAAGCTTTAGAACATCCATTTTGCAAGCGGGGCGACTTCGGTCGTCTCGCTTTTTTTGTTGACGCCGCCTATTCTTCTATGTATGATGCATACACATGAAGCTATCATTTAGCTCGAAGGACGAGCACGTACCCAATCCCAAAGAAGGAGGCAGTCGATGGATTGCCTCTCTTTCTGATGGCACGACTGTATTTGAAGATATTGCTCCTGGTCAAAAGTCGGCCTGGCTGCGTCTGTGCGAATACGTAGAGAAACACAAGCTTAAGGTGACGAACTTGCGTCTTGAGTCTTATGGTCGCCAAGTCATATTAGTTCCATACAAGGATGCCAGCGGCGAACCTCAGTTAAACGGCTACTGGCATAGCAAGCGATTACAAGCTCTATTGGGCGGTCCGGGAGGACAATACAGTGAAGTTGGTATCGGCTACTTGAAGGCTAAGGAAATTGTCATTACCTGGGTTGGCCAAGACGGCCTCGTTCGACAAGAGCTTAGAGAGTATAAGCCCGGCGACTTAGCCGTAATCGTGAATAATCCCCCGGCATGAGATACGAATCTATAACTACTCCAGAGATAGAACACGATGCGGCAAATGCCCTTACGGAGTTCGTCTGGTTGAACCGCGACATTCGATCTGACATTTACCCGTGGAGAGGGGAGAATGGTAGAGAGTGGGGCAGGACCATCTCTGCAATCAAGAAGCTGATGAAGGAGCCCTATGGGCTTTCCGCACAGCAGATTGCATTCTACATTTGGCGTTGTAAGCCTCGCAACATTAATCCATTCGAATTTGCCAAAATGGCCGTGGTCGCTCGAAAGCTTTTTGAGCCCCTCGACCTCAATCAAGTTCGTCAATTATACCTAGACAGACGCAAAGAACTAAGTAGCTCTGGCCTAGAGTCCATTGGGCAAAAGCAAGAAAAGTCCAAAACATTACTTACATTCTTAAGGGAGTTGGAACGTGGCGAAGAAAAAAACTAAGGCGGAAACAGTTGATCATGGGGACGTTAACTTCAATTTCTTTAAACAAGAAGTTGAGAACGACGACGTTCGTTTAATGGAAGCTCATGAAATTGGGGACCCCAATCCAAATCGATCAGGCTCCTTTAATCTGGACTATGACCTCTGTATTCCATTTCCAGAAGGAAGAATTACAGAAGTTTTTGGAGACGAGGGCACATGCAAGACAACACTAACCCTTGAGGTAGCTGGGCAAGCTATTAGAAACGGTAAAAAAGTACTGTTCGTTAATATGGAGAAAAACCTTAACTTATCTCTCATGCGAACCATTCGCAGTCTTCGTCCATACCTAGATGAAGCCCTGGAAGCGATGGCAAATGGAAAGGTTTCCGAAAACTGTCCATTCTGGATTGTTAACGCCAAGAATGGAGAGCAGGGCTTAGAAGTCATGAGGAAGTTTTCCAGCATGTGTCCGCGAGGCGTGGCAATCCTAGACTCGATCGATGCCGCTCAACCAGACGCTGTTTTGTCTGGTGTAATTGGAGAGCAGAAGGTTGGCAATCTGGCAAAGCTAATGTCTGACGCTATGAGAAAGCTCATTGATACCTCCGAGACAAATAAGGTTGCGTTGATCTTCGTTAATCAAATGCGAGATAAGATCACGATGTATGGCGACCCCTCTGATACGCCTGGCGGTCGAGCTTTAAAGTTCTACGCTTCTCAACGTATTAAACTACAAAAGCCCGGTAAAGCACAGACTATCGTGGACCCCGATGGCGAGCGTATTGGTGTTGAAATTCGTTACAAGATTGTCAAAAACAAAGTTGCTCCCGACGGCAACGAAGGGTCGTTCTTGGTATTGTTTAAGAACGGCGTCTTTAAAGAAATGGAGCTTATTCAACAGTGCTGTAATTTTGGCATTCTAAGGATGGGCGGCAAGGGCGGCAAGCAGGTTTATCTACCGAAGATGAACAGGGAGACCGGCCAGTTTCTCGAAGAGAATGACGAAGTAGTTTCCGCCTGCATGTCCCAATTCCAAGCAGCTAGAAAATTGCTGATGGATTCCACACTGACTGAAATCTTAACAAAAATGCTTAGTGAGGCATTTTCTCCCGAGGCTGTTGATCCTATGGATAGCCTGATTAATGAAGTTCAAGACCCTGAGTGACAGAGAGATTAGACTGGAGATTCTTCCTGCGAACTATCCTGTTCGATCGAGAGAAGAATCTAAGTCCAATGGTCAATATCTTCTTGGTAGACTTATCAGGAAGGTTTACGGCTTTGGTGCCTTGATCTTAGAGGAGTTTCCTATTCCAGAGGAACGCCTATGGATTGATTTTTTTATGCCGCATCATAAACTTGCATTTGAGTATCAGGGCGAGCAGCACGATAAGTTTAATAAGTTTTTTCATGGCGACAAACAAGGGTATGAAAAGTCTGTTGCTAGAGACCAGCGTAAGCGTTTTTGGTGTGAGGTTAACGACATAGTATTAGTTGAGGTTCGAGGACAAGTGACGATTGACGATCTAATGAATCTAATTACGGAAGCACGAGAGTCTGACGATGAGTAATATTGCGGCGGAAAAGGTATTCTTAGCTGGCGTTGTTCAATTTCCAGATCAGTTTTTTGAGTATGCCGAATACTTGGATGAAGACGATTTTGAACATTCTGTCACTAAAATGACATATAGTGCTTTGCGGTCGTTGGTTATTGACAAGGAAGCACAGAAGATAACGAAGACGAAGATTGTAGCTGAGGCTCGTGCTCTTGGTAATCAGAATTATCTAGCGGCCACTAAAAATGGCGAGTGGGTAGACGATCTTCTACAGGAGAAAATCACCGCTAATGAAATCGGCAGTCATTTTCTTGAGGTAAAGCGACAGTCTATTAGTCGTGCATACAAGGCTAGGTTTAAGGATCTCAACGATTACTTAAGCACTACTAACGATAATCTATCGGCTGTTATTTCCATGGTTGAGAACACGATCATCAATCAGGTTAATTTGGTTGACAAGGGCGAGCATGCTATTGTAGACATGCGTGAGGGATTCAAGGAATTTCTTGAGAGCGTTGCTGATGATCCTGGTCACATCGGTCTTGATCTTGGGTATCCTATCCTCCAGGAAAGAATTGGACGAATTCGTAATGGATCTTTGCAATTTGTTGTGGCTACTACTGGCAGTGGAAAAAGTCAGTTTGGTCTTGATGCCGCCTTAGCAGCGGCATTACAGGGGTTACCTGTTCTTTACCTAGATAGCGAGCTTGATAAGAATTCTCAATGGATTCGAATGGCCGCCATTCTGACGCGAGTTCCTTTTGACATTGTTGAAAGCGGATTATGGAAAATGAACGAAAGCCAGTTGCGTCAGCAGAATTTAGATCCATCTAGGATTGAAGAAATTTTGGCGTGTGGTCGTAGACTGACTGACCCCAAGCTTTGGGAACGAGTTGAGAAGCTTCCGATCTATTACCAATCAATCAGCGGCCTAAGTGTTCCAGACGTTGAACCACACATGCGTCGTTGGCTACTCACTCATGTTAAGCCAACGCGAGACGCACAGATGCCGCAGTGTCTTATTGTGTACGACTACATTAAGCTCTCTATGACAAAAGAGCTAAGCAGGGGTGTTCTACAAGAGTGGCAGCAGAATGGTTTGTTTGTAGCCCAGTTGCACGACTTTATCCAGAAGTATAACATTCCTATGATTGCCTTTGGCCAGACTAACAATGAAGCCGACAATGGTATTCGTGCTGTTGCGGGTGGCAAGAGAATCAGTGAAAATGCTGACTCGGTTATTTATCTTAAACGTAAAGACGATAGAGAGCGTGCAGAAGATCCTGTTGGCACTCATAAGTTTTGCATCTGGAAATCTAGATTCGGCAAGGGACTTTATGATGCATATATTAACTTTGAAGCAGACCTTAGCTGTGGTCAATTCCAAGAACTCGAAATTGGCAGCGTAGACAGAGGAAACAATAATGACAACAATTCCGAAGACGAAGATTGATCAATTAAAAAAGCACGCTTCTCGCAATGGTCATAAGATTTTTGAGAAGCTTGGAATGCAGTATTACGACAGGGGGGATGGCGTGATTCAGTCGTGTTGCCCCTGCAAGCAGCATCCCGGAGACCGAGACAATGAGACTGCCTTTAGTTGGCGTGGAGATATTGGCGGTTGGGTCTGCTGGTCGCATCACTGCGAAGAGGTTCGCGGTAACGACATTTTAGGATTAGTCAGTAGCGTTCTTGGAACTAATTTTCGAGAGACTATTACCTGGATTGAGAAAGTCTTAAACGATGAAGATATCGATGTTCATCAAGAAGTAACGGAGGACGAAGGGCGTAAAGATACGCTGTACGTTCACGATCCGCTAAGCGAAGATAACCTAAAGTTTTTGCAGCCCGACCCTAGATATCTCATTGATCGTGGGTTCGATCCCGACACTCTTAGGAAGTATGAAGTTGGCACTTGGTCCAGACTGGGGTCTTTTATGCACGATCGAGTTGTCTTTCCTGTTAGGGATAATGAAAATTATCTAATTGGATATACCGGCAGAACTGTTCGTTCAGAGTCTTACTTTCAAGAAAAAGGTGTTGCGTTTAGAAAGTGGGTGCATGGTCGTAGCTATAGTGTTTGGCCCAAGAAGAAAGATGAATTTACTGCACGCATTCACACTGGGTCCATTCTTTTTAATCTAAACCGTGCTAAAAATTGGATTGAACCCCACAAGAAGATGATTTTGGTCGAAGGACCTCTTGACGGCATGCGTCTAGAGGAGTCTGGTATTAGGAATTGGGTTGCGACACTTAGTACTAATTTTTGTGCTGCCCACCGAACCTTACTCGTTAAGTACGGAGTTCGGGAACTGTATGTTGCATACGATCACGATGATCCCTCCAACTATAAAGAAAACGTAGCACCCGCTGAGCGTGCCGTTAAGCGTTTGCGTAGAATAGTGGGGGACCTTTTTGAAATTCACGTTGTCGAGCTTCCCATGGGTAAGGACTGTGGCGATCTAACAGTAGAACAAACTAAAGACCTTTTCGGTGATATTAAATGAAACTAAAGTCTATCTCTCCTAGTCGAATCAAGACGTTCGACATGTGTAAATTCAAGTATTGGCTAACTTATCATACTAAGCTAAAGCTAAAATCTAACTGGGGTGCTGCTCACGGATCTCTTATTCATGATGTTCTTGAGAACTACGTTAATGGCAATGATCTTGACTGGGTGGACAGGCTTTACCGTGGTTATGGCGGCACGCTAGAAACACTTGGTCGTTATGGCGACCCAGAGACCATGGAATCTCCGCTCGTTTGGGCTAAGACAAAAGATTATCACGACAAGAAGCCATTTTGCGATACGTGTCCTTACGCCAGTGAAGATAAATGTACTATCTCTAAAGAACCTCTCGACAATCTGACGGGTTGTCCGCGAGACCTGTTCGACGGATCTATCTCGATGATCGAAGATACGATGCGTCGATACGAAGAGATTTGGCCTCGCACACTCAAGGACGAAGAAGGCAAGATGATTGGTTGCGAGTATCAATTTAATATCAAAATTCCCGGAACAGATGTACCGGCCATTGGTATTATTGATTTAGTGGCGATTGAAAACGAAGACACTATTGAGGTTATCGATTACAAGAGTGGTACTTGGACGCAATCCTACGACGAGTGTCGAAAAGATATTCAGGTTAGAATTTATTCTCTCGCCTGTAGAAAAGAGTTTATCGAGGATGTCAACAATAAAGGGTACAAGTTTAAGAACGTACTCTTGACTTTTGACTACTTCACGGAGAAGCCTATCACTCTTGCATTCTCAGCCGAAGAAGACGCGAAGACGGAAGACTATGTACGTAGAAAAATCGAAGAGATTGAATCTACGGAATGGATCGAAAGAATCGTTCGTACCGACGCTGATCTATCTAAGAGGTCTCATTGGAAGTGTCGTTCTCTCTGTGACGCCGAAGTATGTAAAAACAATTGGAAAGGAAGGTTTAATATCAATGAGAGCTAGAATTACTAAAGATTGGATTGATGCCTATTTTGATTATGGTATTGACAAGGAAAACCGACGCATTTTTATGCTTGATGATGTTGATGAGGGCTCAATTGGTACAGTCATTAAAGGACTTTATTACATGAATGCTCAAGATAACACTCAGCCAATCGAGCTTTTTATCGGCTCTTTTGGTGGTAGCGAATACGAAATGTTTGCCCTGTATGATGTTATTAGAACTTTAAAAGCACCAATTCATACCGTCGCCATTGGCAAATGTATGAGTGCCGCACCACTTCTTGTTGCATGTGGCGAGACTGGCAAGCGGTGGGCCACACCAAATACCTGGTTTATGGTTCACCAGTCTTGGTCAGAGTTTGGTCCACGACGTACTGATGAGGTGCAAAAGGAACTCAAGCATTACGAGGAAATGGGGCAGGGGTGGTATGGCCTAATGGAAAAGCATACAAATCAGGATGGGAAATTCTGGAAGAGACACTGTAATGCCGTGGGCGACAAGTTCTTTAGTGCTTATCAGGCCCTTGAGTGGGGCATTGTCGATCACATTTGGGATGAAAAAGAAGGAGATTAAGAATGGCCAAACACGAAGTAGACATTACATGCTGGACATGCGGACACGTAGAAACGATGATCATGAATCGTCGCCAGGAGGATTCTCTGGAAAAGAAGATCCCCGAAATGAAGGCCGTATGTCCTCGCTGTAGGGCCGAAGAACGCGGCAACCAACCAATCTTTATTTCAAGAGGAGAAACTCTCTATAATCCCGGCAAAGTCTTTATCTGCGAGCACGGGCACGTTAATGTTGTCGGTGCTTTTAATAATGGATGGTTACACATCCGTACCGGCCATCGTAGCCACACTAACATTGAAGGGCGTATCGAAGATATGGAAACAATGCTTGACAGTGGTGATCTTTCGTGTCAGTATGAAGACGAAGAAGAGAACGTCTGTACTGGCAAACTAACGGCCATTGATGACTCTTTTCTTTCTTACGCTGGTGAAGTCAGTTTTAAGACTCGTGTTCGAGTGGGCGATCTTTGGGATAAGAACGGTATTGACCCTGTTAGACCCGGCCATTACGATGGCGATGGGCATTATCACCAAACGAAAAGCGAGAAGTCCAATAAGGATCGTTTAAGAAAGATGCAAAAACGCAATACGCCGGAAAGCAAAATGCCGGGCAAGCGTCTTGATAAGCCCACAGACAAGATTTACAATCGAAAGCCAAAGCAACAATGAGTTTTGTAAACCTGAGTGTACGTTCTAAAGCCTCCATGCTATATGGCTCTGCCGATGTTAAAAACGTCGTAGCAAGAGCCAAGGAGCTAGGGCAGTCGGCAGTAGCCTTGACAGATTATTCAAATCTGTACAATGCAATCACCTTCTACAGAGAGGCTACGAACGCTGGCATCAAGCCTATCATGGGTATTGATCTATTCTTTTGCGAGGACGCCAAAGAAGCCAAGGATCAAAAAGTACGTCAGGTTTCTCATATTGTTCTTTTGGCAGAGAATGAAAAGGGGTGGAAGAATATTGCCAGGCTTGTTTCTGACGCCCATTCACCTGATTATTATTACTACAATCCTCGTGTTGATTTTGCCCTACTAGAAAAATACAGCGAGGGCGTAATCTGTCTTACTGGAAGTAGTTTTGACGGAGTTATTTCTTCAAATCTTTACGACAAGAAAGATGATCACGGTGAGATTTTTTCGCCCGCCGCCTTATTTAAGGCTGACGGTTTAGTTCGTAGATTCCTTAAGATTTACGACAAAGAGCATTTCTTTCTTGAGGTTCAGGATCACGGTCTTGCGGACCAGAAGATCATTAATCCTCGTTTACGTACTCTTGCACAAAAGTATGGCGTTAAGACCGTAGCAAGTAACAACGTTCATTATGTTCAGCAGCATGACGCCGAGGCTCATAGAACACTGTTGGAAATGAATCAAAACAAATTCAGCAAGTCTACGCGAGCAGATTTTTCAGCCGAAGAATACTACTTAAAGAGTGTTGAAGATTTTGATGGATTAGATATTGAAGAATCTGAACTTGCGGCTTCGGTAGATATTGCCGAACGATGCAACGTGGAGATCGACCTAAAAGCTCGTCGTCTTCCTAAGTACAAGTTTATTCCAGAGGGCAAGAATGCTATGGATTACTTGACGGAACTCTGCGAGGCGGGCATGATTGAGCTTGGTCTTAATGGCAAAAAGGGGGATGATTTTGAAACATACGACGAAAGGCTCCACCGGGAACTCAAAGACATCTCAGAAATGGGATTTGCCGACTACTTCCTCATCGTTCACGACGTTGTGTCTTGGATTAGGAGCCAAAGCATTATGGTTGGCTATGGAAGGGGTAGTGCGGGGGGTAGCCTTGTTAGTTATTCTCTGGGTGTTACTGAAATTGATCCTATTGAGTACGGTCTTATTTGGGAAAGATTCCTTAACAAAGGTCGTGGCGGCTTGCCGGATATTGACTCAGACATTCCTCGGTCGAAAAGACAAAAGGTTCTAGACTACATTAGAGAAAGGTTTGGCAGTGGCAATGTTGCCCAACTTGTTACGCTCAGTGGACTACAGGCAAAGGCTGTTCTCAAAGAGGTTTTTAGAGTTTATGATATGCCGTTCGATGAGGCCAATGCCATTACAAGCCTTGTGCCGTCTAAGAACGACGAACACATTCCAATCACACTGCAAGAAGCAATTGATACGGTTCCCCAGCTTAAAGAGTATTACGACAAGTATACTCCGTGGTTCAAGATTGCACTATCTCTTGAAGGCTGTTACAAGAGTACGGGCATTCATGCTGCTGCCGTAGTAATTTCCGATGAGCCATTTGACGAGAGTTGGTATCCGCTCACCAGATCAAAAGATGGTAATCTGATCTTTGGCTGGGACATGGGCACTGTTGATTCCCTAAGTCTTCTTAAGCTTGATATTCTTGGCCTAACCACCCTCGATGATATTCAGGTTACTTGCGATCTAGTAAAAACCAGGCATGACATTGCCATTAAACGCAAGAGTATTCCCAAGGATGACGAAAAAACCTGGGCCATGATTTCCCAGGGCTTTACCGTTGGTATTTTTCAGATTGAAAAGCAGCTTGGTCGAACGTGGAGCAAGAATTTGCAGCCGTTCAACATTGAGCAATTGTCTGACCTTATCTCGATTATTCGACCTGGGCCGATGGAAAGCGGCATGCATGAGTTCTACAAAAATGTCAAGAACGGCGGCGACGCCAGTTATATTCATCCCTCGTTGGAGCCGATCATGTCCAGTACGTATTCTGCTCTCTTATATCAGGAGCAAGTCATTGAAATCTGCAAGCAATTGTCTGGGATGTCTTTGATTGACGCCGACAAAGTACGCAAGGCCATGGGTAAGAAGAAGCCAGAAGAAATGCGTAAATGGAAGGAGCTTTTTGTGGATGGGTGCTCGAGGGGAGGGATTGAAACCTCTATTGCGGATCAAATTTGGGGCTACATTGAAAAGTTTGCTGGCTATGGATTCAACAAGTCTCACGGCGTTGGTTATGCTCTACTCGCCTATGAAACAGCGTACTTGAAAGCAAATTATCCAGTTGAATTTTTCTGTGCTAAACTTAGACACTCAGAAAGTCATCCCGATAAGTTTGAACAAATGAGTGCCCTTGTTTATGACGGCAAGCTTTTTGAACTAGATGTCGTGCCGCCGAGGGCTTCGCTTGGAAACAAAACGTTTGAAGTTGTTAATGATTCTAGCATTGCGTTTGGCTTATCTGCCCTCAAAGGGGTAGGTGCTGCCGCCATTAACGATCTAACAAGAGTGACTAAGAAATGCAGCAACTTTGACCAAGTAATATGGTCTATTGCTACATCTAAAACAAAAGTTACTTCTACCGTTATGAACGCACTGATTAAAGGCGGTGCGTTTGATGACATAGAAGAACATCGTGTTCGTTGTCTTGCTAATTATACTCTACTCAATAGCATGACAGCTAAGGAGCTTGAAACGATTCAAGAATTGATGTCTCAGAATGCTGAGGTTGATGACTGGGTTCGTTTCGTCCGTGCTTTGTCCGACGAAGGTAAGGTAGATATCGTTAAAGAGAGATATGGCGTTAAAGTTCCTAATAGTCGGCGTCGAGAAGCAATTCGCCAGCTTCTAGTCGAATACGATCAGTACGATATTTTCGATAGTCGTGCTCAAAACATTGCCTGGGAACACAATTTCTTGGGCCTATCCCTGAGCGGTAGTGAGGCCGATGTTTACAAGAGTCAGCATAAATGTATAGACCTTGTTAGGAACGGCTATGACGGAATGCGTTTTGAGGTTGCCGTATGCGTAGATGGCATGCGAGAAATCCTTACCAAGAATCAGGAACCCATGGCATTCTTGACTGTGAAAGACGATACTTATATGATGAACGACTTTGTAGTTTTTCCTAGAGTGTTTGATAAAGTCAAGAGGCTACTAGAGCCCGGAAATGTTGTTAAGATTTCTGGGAAAATTAATGACAGGGGGTCCCTGATCGCTGATAATGTAACTAGACTGAAATGAAATACGAATACGACTTTGAGAATATTCCTCTATCAGAAGAGGATCAGGCCGCAATGCAGGTTGGAATAGCCAACTTGGAAAAGATTAATGGTATCATTCGTGACATTATTAATAGACGCGGAGCAGATGGATGGGAAGCACTCTATCCATTCTCAGCACCGATGCTATGGTTTAAAAAGCCCAAGAGAGCCACAAAGAAAGCTAATGTATCATGATCTTGATATTGAAGCACTGTTAAAAGAGTATGCCCCAATCGTTAGGCGTATTGCTCTTTCAGCACGTTATTCTTCTAATGCTCTAGATATAAATGATTTACACCAAGTTGGCAACGTAGCAGTTTTGCGGGCCATTGACGCTTACGATCCTACTAAGGGTATGTCAATTAAGTCTTTTGTCGCTCGCACTGTACGCCGCGACATATACAACGAGGCCGCTAGATTTCTAGGCGTGTTCACTGTAGATTTTAGAACTACGGGGTTGGCCTCAAAAGTTAACAAATTAAGTGAAGAAGGATTATCGCAAAGTGAGATTGCCGAAAAGCTAACTGCTACCAGTAGTCGTAATATTTCCGAATCACATGTTGCGGCATTAAAGTTGGCTTACGATAGACGCTTCGTTTACTCAACGCAAGATGACAATATCGAAGACCCCAGCGGAGACGAGCTAATCATTTCTAACATTATTTCAAGCGTAATCACAAACGACACGGAACAAGAAATCGTTAGTAGAAGAATTATGGGGACTGATTCAGCACAATCACTGTCGGATGACTTATTGATTTCAGTTAATAAGGTTTATCAGATTGAGGCATTATTAAAAGAGAAAATTCAACGTGCCATTCAGGAGGCAGTTTAATGAAAAAGAGAATTTTATTTATTGGTGAAGCTAGTTTTTTGAACACTGGTTTTTCAACTTACTATCGTGAACTTTTGGTTCGTTTGGCTGCTACTGGAAAATATGAACTTGCGGAGTTAGGCTCTTATGTTCGTCAGGACGACGTTCGGGCCCATGAGTTCATTCAGGGCCGCTGGAAGTTTTACGGAGTAATGCCCACGAACGACGAAGAGGCACGAGCTTTTAATCAGCCGTGTGCTCACCCAAGAGGGCGTGGTCAAAACACCAACCAGTTTGGAGAGTATAAGTTTGACGGTGTTCTCGCTGATTTTCAGCCAGACATTGTTGTAGATATTCGTGACTGGTGGATGCTTGAGTACCAAGAACGTAGTGCCTTTAGAGATTGGTATAAATGGTGTTTTCCTGCTGGCACTCCGGTTCGAAGACAATATAATCAAGTTTCTAATATTGAAGATATTAATATTGGTGATACCGTTATTTCTCACACTGGTCAATCTCGTTGCGTGACAAATACATCTAGTCATATTTATAATGGTAACATGGTTCGTTTGACAGCGGAAGGTATGGCCGAACCCATGACTAGTACTGCTGACCATGAAATTCTAGTAGTTCCTAAGTGCGTGCGACCATGGAATAACGATCGCAGGAGATACGATACAGTAGCGTCTGCGGTGTCAATTGAAAATGCTAGGTTTATAAAAGCATCTGACGTACAAAAAGGGGACTATTTGTTAGTACCATGCGATAAAGAAGACATTGAGCATGTTGATGTTGATGATGAATTACTATGGGTTATTGGTCATTTTTTAGCCGACGGTTGTGCTAGAGATCGTAATCGTATATCGTTTGCTTTTCATATTGATGAAATTGAGACGCAAAATAGAATTAGTGAATTCTTTTCTGATTATAAGATAGAACATAAACAAACGTCTGATAAAGGAACAAGTATTCGCATCAATAGTAAGAAATTACAGACGTATTTTAGTCAATTTTATGACTCTTGTGGCAATAAAATTATACCTTCGTGCTTTTATAATCTTGATGATCGACAAGCACGTATTTTGCTGAATGGATACTTTGATGGTGACGGTTGTGTTACTAAAACTAATCATAACACGCCGTCTATTGAAATGTTTAGTAAATCTAAGACGTTGGCTTGTCAGGTTAGTAATTTATTATCAAGATTAGGATATTCAGTGCGACTAGGTGATCGTAGAAATCAAGAAGGATATACTATTCGTCTTAGCGATCATGGTGTTTTAGATTTTAAAAAGGAATTAATAAGTTATCAATCTAGAAATACTCAACTAGCTCAAAAACAGTTTACAAGAGTTTTGAATAAACAGAATTATTTATTTATGCCCGTTGTAGATATAAAATTATACAACGACGAGCTTCGAGTTTATGACCTTGAAGTTGAAAAAGATCATTCGTTTATAACAACTTGTGCCGTACATAATTGTATTATGCCAACCGTAGACGCCGAGCCACAGCTAGAAGAATGGATTAAAACTTACGAGAATGCAAATGTCGTATTAGCTTATTCTGATTACGGTGTTCATACTCTTAGAAATCAAACCGTAACTCTTCCTAATGGTAAACGTCAGATGAAGATTTTTCCTAAGGCTATGCGTCCTGGGGTTGATCTTGAGACTTTTAAGCCGATGGACAAGAAAGAAGTTCGTGACTATTGGAATTTAAATCCCGGTCTTCCTATTGTTGGAACGGTCATGCGTAATCAAAGCCGCAAGCTATACCCCGATCTCATTGACGCTTTCGCATTAATGAAGAAGCGTTACAAGGGTAATGACGTAGCCGACAAGGCTGTGCTTGTTATTCATTCTTCGTGGCCAGATAATGCTCACTCGTTTGATTACCCGAGACATATCATGCGTCTTGAGTCGTACCCGTGGATGGATCACTATCACAAAGGAATTCGTGGTAGCATCATGCAAAGCATGTATTGTCATGGGTGCGGCCAAAGCTCCATGACCTTTGCGATGAACTTGCATAATCAGCCGATTCAAGATGGGCGTATCAAGCTTCCGTGTCCTCACTGTGGACAACAGGAGGCGTCACCGCCGAATACTAGCGTTGGTTTTAGCAGAGAAGAACTTTCTAAGCTCTATAATTCTCTAGACCTATATGTTCAGTGCTCTATCTGTGAAGGAGACGGCATGCCTATTCAGGAAGCCAAAGCTTGCGGTGTACCTACCCTTGTGACGGACTACACGGCAATGAGAGAAAAGGGACGTTATCCCGACTACGATCACTTCGAGGATATCGGAATGAACGAGTCCAATTACACCTTAGATAAGGGCGGCGAAGTGATTGATGTTGGCCGATATTACTACGAGCCAGAGACTAGCTGTAAGCGTGCTCACCCGGACGTTAGTGATCTTGCGGACAAAATGTTCGCCCTTCTGTCAGACGAGCAACGTCTCAAGAAAATGGGCGTCGAGGCGAGAGAGTGTGCCGAAGAAAACTACGATTGGAATAAGCTATGGAAACAGTGGGATTACGTTTTGGAGAACATTAAGCCTCTCAATCGTGAGACCACCTGGAATTCTCCTATTGAAAGCCATGTAGATATTGTTCCCGCTCAAGTGCCTGCTGGATTAAGTAATGAGCAGTTTGTTGATTGGCTGTATACGGCAGTTCTTAAATATCCTTCCGTTGATTCGGAAGGAGCTAAGACATGGGTGAAGCATTTAGAAATGGGGGCGACCCGCGAGCAGCTTATGAATCAGTTTGTTTCAATCGGCAACCAGCAATCGGACGCTAGTAAGTATCGAGATAATGTCCGTAGACAAATCAGTGGCGTTAAAGCACCCGAAAGAAAAACTCAGGAATTTGTATGATGAAGCTATTATTTACTGGACCCCTTCAAGACTTTAGTGGCTTTGCCCATGCTTCTCGCGAGTTCATGAGGGCCTTGCTTGAAAGTGATAAAATTGATGTAGTTGCTCGTAGTCTCAAATATGATCAGCTAGATGCTGGTCAATTATTTGAAGCACCACAATGGATGACAGAGTGTCTTGAGAAAGACCTAATGGACGTAGACGTAGCCATTCAAATGACTACGTGCAATATTGAAGCCAACCCAGTTCCGGGGATCGTCAATGGACTTTACACATTCTTTGAGACCGATCGATTGCAAGTCACCTGGGCCCAGAAAGCAAACGAATTTGACTTTCTAATTGTGCCTTCTAGATATAACGCCGAGACCCTACTTAAGTCTGGTATTCAGAAGCCTATTCTAGTCGCGTCGCCGCCGTGTGACAAAGATTTGTACGAAAAAGAAGTCACTCCTTTTGCCATTGATCAGGCCGGTGATCGTACTGTGTTCTATAACATTTGCCAGCTAAGTTCTAAGAAGGGGGTTGATTCGCTTCTTCGTGCTTACTATGCCGCATTTGCTGGTATGAAAGATGACGTACTATTAGTTCTTAAGACTTACGTCAATATGCAGGGCCGCGACAACGACATGGAAATTGTCAAGGGATACATTAACGACGTTAAGGCAAAGTGTCGAATTCCTGCCGAGCTTCCTCCGGTTCTTCCAGTCGTGTATACCATGACCGATGAAGAAATCGCTGGTCTGCATACTCGCGGTGACGCATATGTTTGTTCTAGTCGGGCAGAAGGATGGGGTATTCCTGTATTTGATGCCTTAGCCTATGGCAATACGGTCATTAGTCATAATCAAACCGGACTGGCCGAGTTTGTTACGCCAGACAATGCCTTAGTCTATAGCGGATCAATGGGCTTCTTCTACAATATGCCACATCAGGATCCAGGACTATTCACTGGTCTTGAACAATGTTTTGAGCCGTCTGTTGCAGAAATGGCTATTACCATGCAAAGGTTTCACATGCTTAAGAAAGGTCACGAGGCCGGTCAGTTAAATGAGCAAAACGCACAAGAATGGCAGAGCGTACTTAATAGGCGAGAGAACGCCAAGAACGTTGCCGATAGATTTGACTACAGAAGGGTTTCAGAAAAAATCTGTGAGCAGATAGAGAAGGCTGTTGAAAGCTACGCGAAAAGTGGCTTCGTTCAATTCGAGGGAGACAAACAAACGTTAGAACAATGAATCAAATCTATTACGAACCCCAAATGAAGTCGATTGCCGATCGTGTCAATCGCCCTATTCGCCTTGTTCAATGTATTCAAATGCATAATGAGGAGGAGTTTGCGGAAGCTGTCCTTGGATCGATCTACGACGAGGTAGACCGTATTATCGTTATTGAGGGTGCAGTCGAGAGTCGCCCCAACTCTACAAAGGATGGCCACTCTACGGATCGCACCGCCGAGATCATTGCGGACTTTAAAGCAAATAAAGATCCCGACAATAAAGTACTAGTAATCTCCATTAAAAAGCCATGGAAAAACTTAGAGGAAATGAAGCAAACATTCCTCGACATGTCTGTTCCTGGCGACTGGTTGATTATCAATGACGCTGACGAGTTTTATCTTCCAGAGGATATTAGACGCTTACGGCGTGCTATCGATTTAAACCCGCACGCTTGCGAGTTTGTTCCTAGCTTTCTACATTTCTATGGAGACTGTAATCATATTGCCGTTCCTGGCCCCGAATGGCAACCGCAGCATCAACGCATCTTTAAGTACGTGCGTGGCATGAAATACAATAGTCATCCTGTTGTGACCGATCCGGCTGGTCACTGCACTTACTTTTCTCCTCATTACCAGCACCGCCGCGTTATGTTGAATGACTTCTTCATTTATCATTATGGCTACGCTCGTCGTGGCATGAACGAAATCATGAAGGAGAAACAGGAGTACTATGAGAAAGAACTTGCCGCCCATGGTGGAGCTAACAAGAAGTTTGATCAAAAGGTTACAGATTGGTTTGATGGAACTGAGCCGGTCTTGTCTTACGATGGACCAAATCCCTGGCTTGATATTTACTTTGCGGAAGATGGAAAGCCACTGCCGAGTATGATTAGTTCTCACAAGCCAAATGTTACTGTCAACTGGAAAGATGATCCATTTTACAGTAAGGTTCTTGCTAGGGAAGAATACGGAAACATTTACTTATGCATGACGGGACAGGCGACCCCTAAAATGCAGCACTATCACAATGGGATGACTATCAATGAATAACTTAGAGAATAACTTTACTTATCACGCACATAAGGGTGACCAGACTGATCGTTATGTCTTGCTTCGTGCAGCAGCGAAGGAGCTTGCGGAGCTTATCGTAGAAAACGTGCCAGAGTCTCGCGAGCGTTCTCTTGCTCTCATTAAACTTAAAGAAACGTCAATGTGGGCGAATGCAGGTATTGCGAGAAATAAGTGATGACTAAAGTTAGTTATTTAGTTTCAACTTATGACTCTGGTCACTTTTTAGATCGCCATATGGCCGATCTTATTGATCGTCAGACTGATCCTGATTTTGAGATTGTTATTGTCAATCCAGATTCTCCCGGAACAGACGATATTATTGCTCGCAAATGGGAAATTCAAGATCCCCGCGTTAAGTATATTTTCTACGAAAAACGCGAGCCATACGGTGCATCATGGCTACGTGCGTGGGAAGCTGCGACGGGCGACTTCGTGATGAATAGCAATACGGACGATTATCACGAGCCGCACACGACGGAAACAGTTTTCAAGCACATGAAGCTTGCTGTAGGTCCTTTGGGGCCACCAAATAAGATCGGATTTGGATACGGCGGCTTGACAATCATCGATGAGTCTGGTAGAGTAAAAGGACGCGGGCTAAAGCCTCCGTTTGATTTCGAGCTTATGACCAGAGAGTGTTGGGCTGGTCCACAGGTGATATGGCGTAATGACAAGGAGTTCCGCGATTCTCTGAATTGGGAACATCTCGAAAGACGAGCTAGTGTATTAACATCTGGATTCGATTATGGATTATGGTTGTATTTTATGTCTCTTGGGTATTATGGCCATGTGATTCAAGACTTTATCACTATTTACACGCAACGCCCAGATTCTTTAGAGAACTCTAATAAATGGCTTAATAACTGGGATACATTCGTGTCGATTGCAGAATATTTTCCTCACCATTTTGAGACCCATCTTAAAAAACATCAAGAATTCGTAGAGCGTTGGCCACAGGTTCCAGACAGAACAATGTGGTCTGATGTTATGCGGCAAGGTAAAAAATGGAGAAATGATTATGGGTGGCAAGAAATGGAGTAGTGAAGAGATATCAATGTTGACTAAATACTATGGTCAGTGTCGTTCTAGAGTCGAACTACTTGAAAAACTGCCTGGACGTTCGTATGATGCAATTTCAATGAAAGCTTTTTTCTTGGGGTTAAAAGGAGACTCAAGAAATTCAAATCGTCAGTATGATTTGTGGTTTGATGCTTTTAGTGATTTTACACCTAACGCAGCTTATTGGGCTGGTTTTATTGCTGCCGATGGACATATTACCTTGGGTTCACAACTGAATGTTGGTCTTGCTTTAAAAGATAAGAATCACCTGAGTTCTTTAAAAAAGTATTTGCGTTATGGTGGGCCAATTAATGTTCAAAGTGACCGTAAAACTAATTTTGGAGTCTTTGGTCGTGTCGTTCTTTTGGTTCAGTCTGTGGATTTATGTAAGGCACTAAATGATGTATGGAATATTCCCTCTGGCAAGAAATCTCATATTTTAGAGTTACCAGACGTTGAAGATGAACTACTAATTGATTACATTTCTGGATACTTTGATGGTGATGGTTGTGTTTATCACGACAAGCGTAGTTATTTAACAATTACATTTGTTGGCAGCGAAACATTTTTAAAAGAACTAAGGGTAGTTATTAATCGATATTTTGATATAGATACGTCATTGCCATATAAAAATACCAAACATTCTAATGCTTGTATGTATCGTGTTCATGGCAAAAAGGCAAAAAAAGTATTGTCTCGATTTGCTCAGAATAAAAACAGCCTGAAAAGAAAGCTTTTGTAGACATTGACGTTTCGGAGTTCTTCGGGTATAATCTAGATGGAGAGTTGAAGCACACACAAGAGTTTCGCGATTTTAATTTTCGTCCATCACAGGACACATGGGTCAAGGTAATGAAGGCTAGACAAAAATGGATAAAGTAAAAAAGAATTGGCTGTATAAGCTACAAGAGTTTTTGGCACCGCGAATTGTTGCTGATCGGGATAAATTTTCCGAATATTTTGAAACAGCGATGGAGACCGCTGGTCTTGCAGAGAAAAAAATGTCAGAGTTCAGGGATCGTAATGCTATTCTTTTAGACGAAGCACGTAAGGACACAGAAGAAGTTATCGCCACTGCGTTAGAAGGTGATGTAAAGATAGCACGCGAACTTATGCGTTTAAGAATGATTGCAGGTGAAGGCCCCTTGGCCCAAATGGTTGCCCCTAGTCGTAATCGTGCTACTAAATTTAGAGTTCAAGAACTTGAAGCACAACTGCGTCATAACGGAATTGAACCACAATAGGGATAGGTATCGTCGTAACTACCTTTATACTCTTAATGCCTTGCTTCGTGTCGCCAAGAGAAACAATATTTTACGCGACGAGAACAAAAATCTTGTAGAGGAAAATATGCGACTATTAAATAGAGTGGCGGAACTGTCTGGTTCTCCATATCGCTGTGGGCCGATGAAATGAAGATTAAGGTTCTTCACTATCTACGCCACCTGTCTTTGGGGGGCACAGAAAAGACTTGTCAGCTTTTTGCGAAGTACCTAGATCGCGACAAGTTCGAAGTGTATGTAGCCTACGAAAAGTCGGGCGACCATCCTCGCTTGTCTTTGTTTCAGGAAATCCTTGGCGATAACTTGATTGAGGTAGATTCATTCAGGGCCGACAGTCCTGACGCCACTGATTTACAAGCCGTTATTAAAGATAAGGCAATAGACATTGTACATGTTTATCAAAGTGGATATGCAGAATATCCTAGACCCGGCATTCATATCGACGTTCCTCACTTCGTCATTACAAACGTGTTTGGTTTTGTTGATACAAATCCCAGGATCGATAGACACATCTTTATGAGCAAGTGGTTGCTTAGGTCGGTTTGTGGATGGAGCTACAATGATCCAAAATTTACATACATTGACAATCCAGTAGAAGTACAATCCATGTCGTTTGATAGTTTTAGAGACGAACTAGAATGGCCAGAAGACTGCATTATTGTAGGTAGGTCGGGTCGTCCAGAAAACGGCATCTACGATCCAATCAATGTAGAGGCTGCGGCTATACTTCGTGAACGTGGATACGATATTCGATTCCTGGTGCTTGCACCACCTCCGAATATGATTAAGGATTTAGAGCGGCTGGGAATTCCGTATCGGGCTATTGAAGCCACGACGGATCCAGTCGTTCTAACTAAATTTTACAATACTCTTGGTTTGTTTTTCCATGCTAGACTGGATGGCGAAACATGCGGAGTTTGTATCGAAGAAGCAATGATGCACCATGTGCCAGTAATTACCCATGTGGCTGTTCCCGCACACCCTGGTATGGGGGTTTTTCAAGCACAGATCGATCTTGTTGAGAATGTTGGTAGAATTAGTTCGCATTGTCCGATCGAATACGCCAACGTAGCCGAGGAACTAATACTTGATGAAGAAGAATATTCTAAGGCTTCTCTTGCAGGAAGGACTAAGGCGTTACGTCTTTTTAAAGCATCTGTATGTGCTGAAAAATTAGGTAAAATTTACGAGGAAATTTGCAAATGAAAGACCCTATTGAATTTTTCGATAAGCACTCAGAATACATGAATGTTCTTGGCGAATGGGAAAAAGGCTTTGTTGCCAGCGTTTTAAGTCAGCTTAAAAACAAAAAACCTATGACGATGAAGCAGCTTCGAATAATGGGAAAAGTAATGTACAAGGTCGAAGCCCATGTCATAGGGGTTCCCGAATGTTTGGGCGGTTGGGAGTTTGATGGAATGTCGCACGAAGAAGTTACGGGAATTCACGAATGAAGATCGCAATCACTGGACATAGATTGTATAAGCTTGAAAATTATAATCTAAAATGGCTAAGGGATTCTTTGAAGAACTTATGCGTAGATTTGCCAATTGGCATAGGCGTGTCTGGCATGGCTAGTGGTATTGACTTATGGTATTGTCAAATATTGCGAGAACTAAGTGTTCCCTACATCGCCTGCATACCCTTTGAAGAACAACAAGAGCGGGTTGAGAGTTTTGAACGTGAATTGCGTTTATCTTTAATATCATCTGCTTCACAGGTTAAACAAGTCAGAAATTCTCATATGATTGAGTCGTGTGATGCCTGCATTGTTGTTTGGGATGGAAACAAGGGCGGAACTCATAATTGTGTGCAGCAATTAGTAGAAAATAACAAGCCGTTCTATTGGATTAATCCATGTGGACAGAAAATTTGGAATTGTGTATAATGATTAGTGACGAAAATATTTTGGCCATACTCAGTGACTTGATTCAAGAGATTGATTATGACATTTGGAAAAACTATTTTGTTGATCCAGACGAAGACATGCAAGAATGTCTAGAAGATTTAGTAATTATCACCAAACGATATTTAGACAATGAATAAGATCCGCGTAGCACACCACGCCAAGACCGCAGGCTATAGCGGTACCGATAGGACCGCACAGCTTTTCTGCAAGTATCTTGAGCAGAGCGACGAGTTCGAGCCATTCTACCTTTACAGGAACGACGATGCCGCGAACACTCGCCTAGGAGTTATTCGCGATTGGATTGGCGATAGTCACGTTATTGGATACGACTGGGAGCCTGGCGACCAGGGCAGAACTGCTCCGTATGTTCCCGAGTCCAGCAGCCTCGACAACGTTTTAAAGCAGATCGACCCAGACATTGTTCATGTGCATCGAAGTGGGTATGCCGAATGGCCTGCATTCAGGTATATGGCACCAAGAGCAAAGTGGGTTGAGACCAACATCTTTGGATATCGGGACAATACGCCCGAAAGACAAATCGATGTCAACGTCTATATTTCCGACTACATTCGCGGCTTGGCTCGCGAAAAAGGCGGACCCGACGGCCCAGTGCTATTCAATCCTATCGAGCAGCCTTACCTAGATATGACGGGGGCAAACCAACTGACCTGCCGCCAACGTCTCATTGAACATTTTAAGCTGCCCAATAATGCTATAATCCTTGGTCGTGTGGGTAGGGCTGATAACTTCGATCCAATTTCTCTAAATGCCTTTGTTGAAGTAGAGCAGCAGTTTGATAACGCCTTCTATGTCGTCATTAATCCATGCAAGAAATGGCGTGAGACGGCTGATCGCTTGGGAATTAAGAATATTCGTTTTGGCGAGCCCATCGTAGACGACATAGAGTTGTCTAAGTTTTACATGGGACTGGATATTTATGCTCATGCTCGTCATGATGGCGAGTGCTGCCCTTGCAATATTCAGGAAGCCATGATGCACCGGCTCCCCGTCGTTTCGCACGAGTCTGCCATCTACAATGGTCAGTCGGAAATTATTGGTAACGCTGGTTTTGTCGTACCGCTAGGCGATCATATTGCTTATCGTGACGTACTTCTCAGCTTAATCAATAACCCTGAATTAGCTGAGGAGGACGAAAAAGGTCGTGTAAGGATGCGTGATTACTTTGGCCGTGAAGCTCGTCGTAGAGCAATGAGGTATTTTGCAGCAGACTGTGTGACTGGACAGTTGCAACAAATTTACAGAAGTGTTTTTAATTGAAAGTTATTAGTTTTTCCTTATGGGGCGATGACCCCAAGTACAGCGTCGGCATGCTACGTAACGCTGAGCTTGCGAAGCGTATTTATCCAGACTGGCATTGCTTGGTTTATTGCAGTCGTCATGGCGTGTTCGGTCCGCCCGAGATTTATGAAGAATTAGATCAAATGCCTAACGTTACGATTGTGCCTATGCATCTGTCTCCGACAGGAGGGTTCGCAGAACCCGACTGGCGAGGAATGTTTTGGCGTTTTCAGCCAGCTACGGACTCGCAGATCGAAGTCATGATTAGTCGAGATTGTGATTCACGACTTAATGAACGTGAAAAGGCTGCGGTAGACGAATGGCTTGCCAGCGATAAGGGGTTTCACATTATGCGAGACCATCCCTGGCATACCTCACAAATTCTTGGCGGTATGTGGGGCATGAAGCGGGACTGTCTACCTGAGTTTGGGGAGCTAATGAGAGGCTGGAAGGCAGAAGATCGCTGGCAAACAGATCAAGAATTCTTGAATAGTTGTATCTATCCTAATGTCGCTCGCAACTCTATGATACACGCTTCTCACGTTGCGATGGAACCCTGGACTCAGCCATTTCCGACGCCTCGCAATAGCGAAGCTAATTTTGTAGGAGAGTCGTTCGATGAAAACGAGAATCGAGTTGACGAACACATTCAAATGTTGAAAGATGCAGAAGGAATGTGATCATGCGTGGGTACAGCGAGTTAGTGATTCACCTACCATGTTTTATCAGGAATGCAGGAAGTGTAATAAAGTTATGGACAAGTTAGACAAGCTATTAAAAGCGAAAAAAGAAATTGAAGAAGAAATTTCTAGTCTTTATGCGGAAGAAAGCATAGACTTGGAAGTTGAGACAGAAGAGTACATCGATTCTCTTTCTGGACGAATTAAAGTAGCCGCCGAGATTTTTTACGGCGAGACTGGCTGTACGTTAAGCACTTTGAAAGATCATATAGGTTGTATAAAACTTAAAAAAGGACGTTACTTCTTGTTTAGTCATGAATGTCTAGAGCTTGATATTTTAACCAATAAGAATCTTCTCATTTTTGTACGCGATATTCTTAATTGTGATGCTGATTTGTCTAATTTCATGATTTATGATCTAGAAAATCATGGTCATCATGTGAGCCTGACAAGCCTTTTGGACATTAAGATTAAAAAATGAAAGCTCTTTCGTTTGACGACATCCAACTCGTCCCCCGCTACAATAATATCGCCAGCCGAAAAGACGTAGATACGTCGGTTCAGTTTGGCGAACTCTTGCTGGAAATTCCTGTATTTTCAGCAAATATGGATAGCATTACTGGTCCAAGAATGGCTCATAAGATGTATGAGCTTGGTGGACTTGGATTCTTGCATCGTTTTTGTTCGGTAGAAGACAATGTTCGTATGTACAAAAATTCTATACATGAAATTGTTCTTGAAGAGGAAAAATTTTGGGACGAACGAACTTTGCGTTATGAGACATGGGGTCGTAAAGCTGTTCCTTCTGTCCGTAAAGCAGTTATTTCTGTTGGCGTAAATGAAGGACTCGATCGTTTCGAAGCACTTTATGAGGCTGGGGCTCGATATTTCTGCGTAGACGTAGCTCACGGACACTCCAAGGCGGTTGGTGACATTATTACGTTAATGCGTAAAGCTCATGATGATGCGTTTATTGTAGCTGGGAATGTCTGTACTTCCGAGGGTGCTGAGTACTTGGCTGACAAAGGTGCTCAGGCTATCAAGGTTGGTATTGGCCCCGGTAGTGTTTGTTCTACGAGAATTAAGACCGGCTTCGGAATTCCGCAGTTTACTGCGATTCAAGAATGCCGTCATGTTAATTGTTTTCTTATTGCCGATGGTGGAATTAGAACCCCAGGCGATGCCGTAAAGGCTTTTGCAGCGGGGGCTGACGCGATTATGCTTGGCGGCATGCTGGCCGGAACAGACGAGACGCCAGGAGAAGTTCAGTATGCTACTCGTGGAATGGGAAAACCTACTCCTGGTCGTAAAGTATTTCGTGGCATGGCATCTAAAGAAGCACAGGATGACCACATGGGAAGCATGAGCGAGTGGAAAACGGCGGAAGGCATTGAAATACAAGTAGACGCCAAGGGGCCGGTCGAAGCAATTATTGGCGATCTCATGGGGGGAATTCGAAGCGGGCTTACTTATTGTGGTGCTAATAACATTTCTCAAATTAGAGAGCGTGCCAGATGGACGAAAATTACGGCTGCTGGTGTAGCCGAAGGAAAACCACATGGAAAAGGGAGACTATAATGCAATTAGGAATTAACTTATCGCCCGCTACGTACTGGATTCAACAGTTTCCGTGGCGAAATCTTGCCAACCAAAGCGAAGCTTGGCGTAGTCAGAATGCAACTTGGTCGTCTGACGGAAACCCGTGGAACACTGGTTATATTAATGCCATTCCAAAAGATCAAAATGGATACCCGTTGGAGCTTCCTTACCCCGTCGCTGGGGCGTCGGCACCTCAGGTTGTTGCGTCTTTAATGGCTCGCGGTTTAGACACTTACCCTGGCGGACTGTACGTCTGTCTTTACGATGGAGAGGGGGAAATTGAATTCTCTTTTGACGCGGCTGTTGTTTCTAGCGATCCCGGAAGAGTAGTCATCAATGTGAGCCCCAGTAGTGGCGGTATTCATATGAGGATTATTCGCTCAACAAAGGGTAATCATGTACATAACGTGAGAATTGTGCCTATCGAAGACGAAGAAACCGATTTAAACGCCTTTCCTTTTCGTCAGGATTTTCTTGATCTAATCGACAATCATTTTACGGTTGTCAGATTTATGGATTGGCAAATGACCAATGGTGAAGATGGCGGCAATGGCAATCCGGTTATTGTGCCTGCCCAATCGATTGGCAAGGAGCACTATACCCAAACTGGTCCACTCGGCGTGTCTATTTATCATATGGTTGATTTGTGTGATACACTCAATGTTAATCCGTGGTTCTGCCTTCCACATTTTGCAAACAATGATTATGTAAAGCTTTTTGCCACGTATGTAGCGAGACAGGCTCCTCCTGGAGAATGTCGTTTCGAGCTTTCTAATGAAGTGTGGAATCTTCAATTTACACAAGCTCAGTTAGCCGCTCAGTATGGTAACGCACTAGGACTAGCTCCAGATTCGTTTGGAGCACAGGCTAAAATGTATGGCATTCGTTTTCAGCAAGTTGCAGAAATTGTAAGGGATGTATTCAAGGCTCACAACAGAGAAGGCGACCTGGTAATGGTTCTTGCTGGTCAAGCGGCCAATACTTATTTTCTAGAAAAAGCCCTAGAAGTTCCTGGTGTTGCGGAGCAAGCCGACGAACTAAGTATTGCACCTTATTTTGGCGGTAATTTTGGCACTGAGCCTGAATTAGCTCTGAGCCGTGGGGTCGAGGGTATTCTTGATGATTGCGAAGAACAAATTGAAACTAATATTCGCTCCTGGATGAAGGCCCATGGAGATTTAGCAGACGAGCACGAACTTCGTCTTTCTTGTTATGAGGCTGGACAACACTTAGTTGGCGTTGGCGGCAATGTCTGGAACCAACAACTAACGGATTTGTTTGTTGAAATTAATCGTAGTCCGCGAATGAGAACAATTTACAATCAGTATCTTAAAGTTTTAGATGAGTATTGCGACTTGACTGTCATGTTTAGGTCTGTTGATCAAGCTAGTCAGTGGGGTGCCTGGGGTCTCGTAGAAAACCAAGATCCTTCGACATGGATTCTTGCTCCTAAATTGCTTGGCGTTCAAGACTTTATTAAATGAAAATTGTAGTTAGCTATCGCGGCATTTCTCAGTCTCCGGATTGGGCAACTGGCGACTTGGCGGTTAAGGCTTTTCGAGACTTTGGTCACGAGGTCATTCCTTATGCTAAATACTATCAAGAAGATCGTTGGGTTGAAGGAAGGCCCGAGCTACAGGACGTAAACAGTGCCGACCTTCTTGTGTACGTGGAATGCAACGATGGTGACGATCAGTATTTCGAGCTTAAAAATCAATGTGAGACTAGCGTATGTTGGTTCTTCGATACGTCGTATTATCCCGACCACCTAACTGGCCTAGCCAATCACTTTGATTTCGATCATCAGTTTATTGCCAATCCTCTAAATGTTGCAAGATTTTCCAATGGGTATTATTTGCCTTACGCTTGTGATCCAGAGGTTCACGGTAGAGGCTGGAAAGAAAATAAACCAATTGATATTGCACTGATTGGTTCTGACAGAGAAGATCGTCGCCAGCTTATTCGCAGTTTAAATATGAAAGGCGTTCCGGCAAAATTGATTAGCGGCGTATTTCGCGAAGAGTATATCGACGCACTTTCGGATTGCAAGTTTGTGATTAATCAAAATCCCGATGCTGGTCGCGGCCTCTTAAATATGCGTCACTACGAAGCCAGGGCTGCGGGGGCGGTACTCATAGAACAAGAAAGCGACTTATCACACAATTCTCCCTATGATTCTTCTATTTTAAGCTATTCCTCTATTGATGATATCGCTAAACATTATCATTACATGATGGAATATGGAGAGTGGACAATGATTGCCAAGAGGCAGCAGAAAGCTGTTTTTAAGCATGACACGTATCGAGATCGTTGCGAAACAATTCTGGAGATTATAAAATGAAAGACGCTGACTTAGTAACATTTTACACTGAATTTCTTAAGGCTATCAAAACAGACAGTTGGGAAGTGTTTGGTCCTTACTTTGAGTGCGACCTTGAAGAAGACTTTATTTTTAAGAAGTCTGACAATAGTGATTATCCATTAGAAATTTATGTCACATGCAGTGACTTATTCTTTTGGGGATGTGCAGATGCCGAACAGATTACTTTAGAAGATATTGATTTATTGAAAAAATCCATTTGTGACGGTGCTCAGGGAGTGATGATTCACGATCGAGATAGTACTGTTAGTTTTGTAGAACATTCATCTAGCGATTGGGGCTTATTATTATTTTGTTGTCGTAAAAGAAAGATGAGGCCGCAAAAACCATATTTAGATAAGATTCCAAAGCATTTTCTCCCTATATTTTTAGAATGTGGGCCTGAGCGTGACGAATGAAAATAACTGATAAAATCAGCGTTTTAGTTTGTGTTCATAGTGTTTCGTATAAAAACGACCACTTGTTAGCTAGGGCAATTAGGTCATTGAGTAATCAAAGTTTTCGTGAGTTTGAATTAGTTGTAGTCTTAGATGAATGCTGGAACAACACCGAGGGTGTCTTGTATTCCGTATTAAAACTTGGTCATCAAATGAAGGCTACCGTTCTTAAGCGTCCGAAGAAAGAAGGTCTCGCGGCAGCCAAGAATTTTGGATTACAACACTGCACTGGTGATTGGATTGCTTATCTTGATGCTGATGATCAGTATTTAGATTGCAAACTAGAGGTTCAAAGAAACTTCTTACTTGACCATCCCGCTGTAGATTTTTGTAGCACGAACGCCTGGGATTTCATCGATGAAAAAATGTATCCAAACTGTTTTAGCGTTGATGATTATCGTGAGCATCATGAGATCATTCAGAGGTTGCCGCACGAAAATATTATGTGTCACGGGAGTATGATGATTAGGTCCAGTGCTCTACGAGCACTGGGTGGTTACGATACTTCTCCAGAGAATCTCGGACAAGAAGATTGGGACCTTTGGATGAAGGGGGTGAGGGGTGGTTATATTTTTGCCAAGGTGCCCGAAAGATTATACATTTATAGCTTAGGAACAAGTGTAGCAAGATAATGAAAGAGAATTTAAGAGTTGCGGTTTGTTTATATGGTCAGCCAAGGAATTTTGAGTTATCTTGGCCTACGATTAAAAAATATCTCGTAGAAAACAATAATGCGGATTTGTTTTTTCATTTTTGGACATCTCATCCTTTAGAGTCGCACTGTTTTGGTGATGATAGAGATCGAAACTGGCAAGTAATAGAAGATAACAAAATTTTAGAGTGGACAAATCCATCGGCTTATTTATTTGAAGAACAAGTCAATTTTGACACATCTAAGTACAAAAAAGCTCATTCTCCAGTTTTTAACTTATTGAGTTTTACGTATTCTTTACAAAAGTCGCATTCATTGTATGGTGAAAATGATTACGATATTGTTGTTCACTGTAGAGCGGACCTTTGTTTTAATGACTTTGTGAATTTTAAAGACGTATCTGATGAGGTACTGTACATTGAACATAGAGGTACAAGTGGAGATCAATTTGCATATTCTACCGCAAAAACAATGAAGCTTTTTAGTTCATGTTTTGAGCATTTTGATGCCCTTTATGCTCAGCTTGGGTACCTTCATGCGGAGACCTTTTTTAGACTGCATATGCAAAACAATAATATTGCCATCTTAGATAGTGGTAGTCCATACAAAATTTGTAAGCCAAAATGAATATTGTCTATACTGGTGGAACGTTTGATTTATTTCATATTGGACATGTACAGCTTTTAAGGCAATGTAAAAAAATTGCTGGTAGTCATGGAAAGGTTGTTGTTGCCCTTAATAGTGACGAATTTATTAAATCGTGCAAGGGAAAGTTTCCGGCGTGCAATTACGAAGAAAGAAAAGGCGTGTTATTGTCCTGTAGATATGTTGATGAAGTTGTATTAAACACCTATGGAATTGACTCTAGACCAACCATTCTTTCAGTTGATCCTGATTTTATTGTCGTGGGGTCGGATTGGGCTAAAAAAGACTATTATTCTCAAATGATGTTTGATCAAAAATGGCTTGACTATCAAAACATTAGCTTAGTTTATGTTGTTTACACGGATGACATCAGTTCATCTATCATTAAAAAAAGAATGAACACAGGAAACAAAAACCGATGAGAATTCTTTACGTAGGACTACTTTACAATTACGGCAAAAAAGAAGAGGGGTTTTCTTACGAGCACTTTAATCTAGAGGCGGGAATTAAAGACTGTGGGATTATTGATGATGTTCATTGTCTTTATCCAGACGAATGCGAAGATATCAATGCCGAGGCTAGCGAACTCGTTTTAAGCGGTAATTTTGATGCAGTCTTTCATGTCGCATTTAATGAAAGCTTAGATTTTCCAGAGGTGGCAGCCAAGCTTGCCTTAAAACAAGACATTCCTGTTATTCAATGGGACTGCGACGCATCGTGGCGTTTTCAAAACTGGATTGCCCCCAGAAGAGATAGAGTAAGTCACTTTGTTACAACTCATTCTTCTACTGTTGATTGGTACGAGAAACAAGGAATGAATGTTATTCGTTCTCAGTGGGCGGGGTCTCCTAACTACCTTAGTGGTCAAGCTGATAAGAAGTATGATGCAACCTTTATCGGACAAAAGCATGGACGTATGCCAGACGGATCTTTTTTGAGGGCAGAAATCATTGATGCCCTTATGGCGGCAAACATTGACATTCGTCTCTTTGGAAGTTATTGGGATGGCTATGCCAATTGGGACGGCTATATTAAAGAGTTTTCTGAGGTTGTCAGGATTTTTAGCGAAAGCAAAATGTGCCTCAATATTTCTAATTCTTGGCATCACGGCACTATGCCTCAGATTAAAGGGCGTCACTTTGAAATTCCGCAAACAGGAAGTTTTCAGCTTTGTACTCATGCGGACGATTTAGAAACCTACTTTGAAAACGATAAAGAAATAGTCATTGCAAATAACGCGGGCGAGCTTGTTGAGAAGGCACGCTACTATATTGAAAATGACGCAGAACGAGAAGCTATTGCTTTAGCTGGACACGAGAGAATGTTACGAGAGCATCAGTGGAAGCATAGGTTTGAGAATATTTTTAAGGAAGTGGGTGTCCTATGAAACCCATGGCTGTTTTAGGTAATTCTTGGTCCGGATTGGGAGATCACTTGCAGTTTTCAACTTTGCCGGAAATTTTGACGCTTAGTGGTCATGATGTATTTGTAAATGAAGACTGCATATATCGTAACCAAGAAATCAAAGATTTGGTATGGGGAACAAATCCGTTTGTAAAGGGGTTTATAGACAAGCCTTCTAATGTAGGAAGTGTTGTGTCTGTTCAAAATACTACTACTTCTGTAGTTTCGAATTGGGAATTAGCTCATTTTGGTCAAGTGTTTAATAAGTATCCTAAAATTTACTATAGACCCAAAACCGTTACATCTTTAAGCAACAAAGTGGTACTAGATTTGTCAGCCATTTCGGACACATATGAAGATGACAAACTTATGCCTGCCATTGACAAAAAACTTAAAGGTCGCAGTGATGTAGTACAAATTGCTTTTGCCAATGACATAGGCACTGATTTATATGCAGAAGGCCGTTATCCCACGCATGTAGTAAGTTCTATTTTTGAGTACATTGACTGCCTGGCTAGCTGTCCTGAATTCGTGTGTCTCATGAGTGGCGGTGCTGTTGCCGCTGCCGCCTTAGAACACATGGGGCTAACGCCGTATACCACGGTTTTTATGTCTGTTCCTAAAAACATATTTAAATTCGATAATATCAATTACGTGGAGCTATAATGGGTCAATTACAACATTTTAACTTGTCAGAATATTTATTCGAAAACTTCATTTTTGTGGAGACTGGTACAGCCAATGGTGATTCATTAAGTTATGCCGCGAAGCATGGTTTTGAGCATCTTTACTCTATTGAAATTGATCCTACGTGTGCTAATAATGCCGCCAAACGTTTTGAAGACGATGAACGTATTATGGTTTTATGCGGTCCTTCGTACAGTGTGCTACCTAAAATTATCTACAAACACGACAAACCTATTGTGTTTTGGCTAGACGCACACTTTCCCGGCGAAATGCACGGCCTACCTTATGACCATGAAAAAAACATGAGTTTGAGGTTGCCATTGGAGCGTGAACTTGTTATTATTAAAGAGGGCAGAGACACTTCGAGGGATTGTTTCTTGATTGATGATCTTCGCATTTACGAAGATGGACCATTTACGTCTGGCAATTGGAAAGATAGAAAAACAATGGGCGGTGACGGTATAGACTTTATTTATCGCCTGTTTCAAGAAACCCATACCATCGTGCGTGACTACGCCCACGAAGGATACATTGTGGTAAGGCCAAAATGATTGACACTATAGTTTTCAAAGGGATAGAATATCCGATGTTTCAAGCCGAGGGGAACGCTTCTCAATTTGCGATTCCATTTGCAAAGTTAGTTTGCAAGGGAAAAGGTTACGATATTGGTTATTCGCATTCAGACTGGATGCTACCGGGTTCTATTGGCATAGACATTAAAGATAATACGCCATACAGTGCTAATAGTCTTCCCGATGAAATAGTTGATTACATTTATAGTAGTCACTGTTTAGAACATTTGGACGACTGGGTTGAAACACTAGATTTGTGGCTTGAGCACATTAAGGCTGGTGGAGTTTTATTTTTATACTTACCACATTTCGAGCAAGTTTATTGGAGACCTTGGCATAATCGTCAACACAAGCATGTGCTATCTCCTGAAATTATTAAATGTTATCTTGAAGATTCTGGACAAACGAAATTTTTCATTAGTGAGCGAGACCTTAATTATTCATTCATGGTGATGGTAGAAAAAAGATGAATATTAAAGAAGATAATCGCCGTAATCAGCGAATCGATCCGAATCACTGCGGGATTGGAGACCTGTATAGACCATGGTTTTTCTTTGATGATCCCGACACAGGGAGTACGAGTGGCACAAATCATGTTTGTCTTATTTACAATAAGTATAACGCTGAATTAGATACGGCAGATATTCATGCTACTTCATTTCTTACTGACGTTCGAGGCGAAAGCCGCGACGAATATAATCGAGACACACTGCGAGAGTCAATTAAGGAAAATGGGCAATTGGTTCCCATTGTTGTCACGGATCACTATACTGTAAATACAAACAAGCCAATTGACCCTCTGTTAAATGATCCTGAATTAAATGATCTTCACTGTTTTGAAGGTCATCATAGGCTCGTGTGTTGCGAAGAATTAGAACGCAAGGTCAAGGCCGAGGTTTATTGTTTATATCATATGGACCTGCCTATTGATTATAGCAAGCATTACAATTCTAACTACAGTAGTTCATTTTGGTCTGACGCTCAAACGGAAGACAGTAAGGGCGTGTGGTTTTCAGAAGCAGCTTTTGATAGTCTTGCAAATGATCATAAAAAAGAACATTTGGATCTATGTCTTAGGTTTGTTCGTAGCCTTAATCTGAATTTAGAACATGGCATTGACATTGGCTGTGCCGAAGGTGCATATTCGTTTTGGGCAGCAGGCAAGCTTGCGAACAAAATGACTGGTGTGGATTTAGAGCTAGGACGTATCGTTCGCGGCTTGATAATGCGTGCAAAGCACAAACGTATCGATGTAGATTTCTTTTCTTCACCCTGGGGTGAAGTAGACTACAGTCCTTATGATTTTGCCATGGGTTTGTCGATTCTTCATCATATGGAAGACCCTGCCATTTTTCTACATAAAGTAGCAAAGAACAAGAAGGCTATGATTTTAGAAGTACGCATGAAAGATCAGTATCAAGCCATTAATCGAGGGACTGTTTTAGGCATTAACACTCGTAAATATTATGAAGCTATTTTTAAAGAACTCGGAATGAAAGCTAAACTTATTTCTGGCCCCCTTAGTCCGGATCGCTTTTTTTATGTATTATGGAAATGAGAATATTAGTAACGGGTGGATCAGGTTTTCTGGGCAAACACGTAGTTAAAGAACTACAGAACTTAGGACACGACGTATTGGATCCATCTTCTACGGTTCTTAATCTACTTGATGGCTCTAGCATGTCCGATGGACTAGAGCATCTTGAGTATTTTTTAAATGATCACAAAATTGACGCTGTAGTGCATCTTGCTGCCACTTGTGGAGGCATTGGAATCAATAAAGATAATCCGGGCCGTTTCATCTACGAAAATCTCCAGATGGGTATTAATGTCTTGGAAGCAGCGAGGCAAGCGGGCGTTAAAAAAGTCGTGAATCTCGGCACCGTTTGTGCATACCCCAAGTTCGCTTCTATTCCATTTAAAGAAGAAGACATTTGGAACGGATACCCAGAAGAGACTAATGCTCCATACGGTATTGCCAAAAAGACAATCATGGAAATGGGCAAAGCCTATTCTCAGCAATATGGAATGGACGTAACCAATCTAGTGCCCGTCAATATGGCTGGCGAGTTTGATAACTTTGATCTCTATAGCAGTCATGTGATCCCGGCCTTGATTCATAAGTTTGAGGACGTAAAGGATGGCGTCCTGCCCGTAACGTTGTGGGGAACTGGCTCTGCATCGCGAGAGTTTCTTTACGCTGGAGATTGTGCTAAAGCTATTGCTATTGCTTTAGAAAAGAACACGGGGTCCGAGCCAATCAATCTGGGCACTGGGCAAGAAATTACGATTCGCGATCTTGCTAAAAAGATCAAGAAGATTGGCGGGTATAGTTCTGAAATTATTTGGGACAACTCTAAACCCGATGGTCAACCTCGCCGCTGCATGGACGTAACACGAGCCAAGAATGTGTTGCGATGGCAGGCACGGACTAGTATTGACGATCTATTGACAAAAACTATTAATTGGTATAGACAATATGGAGCCAGGTAATAAATGATGAAAATTAATGAGGGTGACGTAGTGAAGATCCGAGTAGGATTATTCGCACAAAAATTTAACAAATCATCTAAGATTGGTGACGGCGGCTTATTAGCGTCAGGCAGCCATGTATGGCTCGACCAAATCGTAGACGATAAATACATATTCACTTGTTTTAAGCCATACCAAGATAGATATGTTTCTATTCCACAAGAATACCTAGAAGAACAAGATGAGTAAAACAGCAATTATTACCGGCATCACGGGCCAAGATGGATTTTACCTGGCTCATTACCTGCTTGATCTCGGATATCGCGTGGTCGGCCTGACTCGCCGCACATCCCTCCCCACGGACGCACGACTCCGCACTCTGCGAGGCTCGCCCAACTTGCACATCCTGCATGGCGACATCACTGATATTTCCAGCATTCAAAGAATTGTAAAACAATTTCAGCCTGATGAATTTTATGGTTTGGCGGCTCAGAGTCATGTGGGAATGTCTTGGGAATATCCTATTGCTACATCAGAAATTACTGGGCTAGGAGTTCTCAATTGTCTTGAAGCAATTAAACAAGAAAAGCCTGATTGTCGATTTTACCAGGCTGGCAGTAGTGAGCAATTTGGCAATCCGATTGTAGACGGTAAAACTGCCAGCCTGAATGAGCTTTCTCCCATGGAGCCAGAATCTCCATACGCGGCAGCAAAGTGTTTTGGTCACGACATGACTCGCGTGTATCGACGCAGTTTCAATATGTTTGCTACGACGGGCATACTTTTCAATCATGAGTCCCCGGTTCGAGGAGAAGAGTTTGTGACTCGGAAGATTAGCCGAGGATTAGCTCGCGTATATTGGGGACTACAGGATTGCGTGGAACTTGGAAATATGGACGCCAAACGCGACTGGGGTTTCGCGGGCGACTACGTAAAAGCGATGCATGCAATATTGCAGCGTGATGAGCCAGAGGATTTTGTAATTGCCACGGGGCATAGTTACTCAGTAAGAGAATTCTTTGACGCTTGTTGTCAGTATTTCCAGCTTGATCCAGAGAAAGTGTATAAGGTAAATCCTAAATTTATGCGTCCAAAAGACGTAGAGGTTTTACTTGGCGATAGTTCTAAAGCTCAACGTGAGCTAGGCTGGAAGCCAGAATGTAATTTCGATAGCTTAGTTGCCAAGATGTGCGATTATGACTATCACTTACAATCCCCAAATCCAGATATTGCCAAGAAGGCAGATCAATACTTATTTTGAGGAAACAAAATGGATGAAATTTCCGAAAGAGCCAAGAAAGCTTGGCGAGAGGGGAAAGAGAGAAAGACTTCTCATCAACGCCCCAATTTAACGACAGGCGAAAAGATCGTATTTCTAAAACTTGTGGCCAAAATGGCGAGTGGCTCCGAGTTTGATAGAAAACTTGGTCTTAGTAGTTCAGATATCAATCATTATCGCAAAGAGCTTGATATTGAAAGTCAATACGATGCTCGTCGCGTAATACGAAAGTTGGAGTCTGAGAATATCGCCTTGATTGAGGCTAGAATTACAGAAGAGACTCGTCGCCAACAAGAAGCTGCTGACGTAGCCAACGTGCGACTCGAAGAGATCAGGCTGGCGAACGCGGAACGAGAGTCTAAGAAGGTTCGCAACAAGATTGACGTTAATGATATTCGTCAGGAAGATGCAGAACGCCAGCGTCGCTTCAATAGGCAGAACGCAATGAGTCCTCCTGAGCCCGATCAAGACTGGCACCTTCCGATGGACGGTTCCGATGGGCAGCGTCAAGAAGCTATCGATCGATTTAGGAGAGATATCTCCAGTCACGGTGTTCGCTTTACTTGCAATAAGTATAATGCACTCGCCCGTCAAGTTCGATTTGAAGCACATCGCCTTGGCCTAAATATCGACTGGGATAACGTTCGTCGTTAATGAAGTTGACCAAGCTAGAGCTAGAGCGACTGTATGCTGAAATGTCTATACAGGAGTTGGCTGACCATCTTGGAATGGCTCGGTCAACTCTTTACTATCATATGTCGAAGTTAGGCATTAAGCGTCGCTCCAAAAGTGCCGCTCAAAAATCATACACCAAAAAACATGGTCATCAGCGTTTGGGTCGTGGTCACACAGAAGAATCAAAGAAGAAAATACAGGATGGTGCTAAATCATTTTGGGAATCAGAAGAAGGCAAGCTTCAAAAAGATAGGCTGGCCGAGGCGAGAAAAGAAGAATGGAAAAATGCTTCTTCTGCCAAGAAGCGTAAGGTTGTCAATAGACTGGTTAATAGCGATAAGCCTATACCCGGAACGTTATCTAAATTTGGCAAGAAGTTAGTGGAGTTTCTTTCCGAGTCTGAGAAAGTTGTTTCTGGATTGAAGTTGACTACGGACCATGTTTCTGACATTATGCTTCCAGAGAGAAGAGTTGTAGTCGAGCTTGTTTTGCCGGTATCGGTTTATGGAAAAGAAGCTGAACACAAGTTGGATGTACGCTATGATCGCATCATTAAAGAACTCAACGATCAAAAATATAGGGTTCTAGTTATTATCGATTCCTCCAACTCAGTATCAATTGCTCGCTGCAAGCGTGCAGCAGAACAAATTAAACTGCTTGACGAATCAGGCAATAATCACGCTACAGTAAAATTATGAAAGATATTTTTGAAACAGATTGGAACGCCGAACTACAAGATGGCGACACCGCGATTCGTCGAAGGAACGACGAAGAGATTCCTGTTGTATTGCTTAAAGCTTTACAGCGTCTAGCTCGTGCAGCGGGCATCGTGTCTCAAGACTGTCGTATCTTGACTCCAAGCTCAACTATGGTTCAGGCTGTTTTTACAGCGACTTTTACCCGCGATAATGTTGAAAACGTGACTTTTGTTGGATGTGGAGACTGTTCCGCCAATAACACTACTAAGCCGTATTCTAATTTTCCCACCTCTGTTGCGGAATCGCGTGCAGAGGCTCGGTGTCTTAAAAAGGCACTGGGGATTGAAATGCTTGCCAGCGAAGAAATCGGATTCTCGGAAGCTATTTATTCGTTTGAGTCAGCCCCTTCGAAGGCTATTGACACCAGTGTAGTGGCAGCTATTGAGAAACTTTGTGATTCTCATAGCATCGAACTAGCCGCCCTGCTGGACGAGGTTGTTAAGGACTCTGAGCGTAACGCCAGCGTTTTTAAGCTAAATCAGTTAACACAAGCCGAAGGTCAGGCGGCTATGCAATACCTGAACTCTTTGAAGCCCGCTAAATTGACGGCCAAAGATAAACGAGACGCAAGAAAGAAGGAGTTAAGTCAGTGAAAGTAGTATACAGTTCTCAAACGGGAACCTTCCAGCTTCATATGGAAGGAAATCAGAAGGATATTTTTGGCGACCTGGCAACGTTCCAGGAGATTTTTTCTCACACGAAGTGCCAGTGCTGTGATTCCGCCGCTCGGTTTGTTCGTCGGGTCGTAGAAGATAATGATTTTTATGAAATGCATTGTACGAATCTGAATTGTCGTGCCAAACTTGCTTTTGGACAGCATAAAAAAGGAGACACTTTGTTTCCCAAGCTTAAAGATGAAGATGGCGGCTACCTCAAGAATGGCGGCTGGGTCAAGTGGAACGGAGAAAAGAAGTAATGCTATCATTTGAAGAATATCAGAAACGTACTGGTGATACGGCCATTTATCCTGGTCGCGGCGAGCTTACTGGCCTTCTTTATACCGCTCTTGGTCTCGGTGAAACGGGCGAGATTCAGGGTAAAGTAAAGAAAATCCTTCGTGACGACAGCGGAGTTCTAAGCGAAGAGAAGCGTCAAGACATTTTGGCAGAGTGTGGCGACGTGCTGTGGTATCTGGCTCAACTGACCGAAGAGCTTGGCGGAAACTTGGGCGAGGTTGCACAAAACAACCTTGACAAGCTTGCAAGTCGCAAAGAGCGTGGTACCCTAAAAGGGAGCGGAGATAATCGGTGAGACGCCTTACATCTAAAACCGTAGACAAAAAGACATTTAAGTGTCCCCAGTGTGGCGAATACAGGATGCTGCGTCCTATTGATTTTGAGTATTCGCTTGAAAAACAAGAATACAAGACGCGAGACGGTAGTTCTGTTTCACTGCACGTAAATACTTGCGACAAATGTCAACGCAAAAACTTTAAACTGTATTTTGAGCCCAGTAAGGCAGATATCAGACGAGTCTTAAAAGGACTTCATGATACCAGCACAAAGCTTGAAGAAGGCGAATCACTAGAAGAATTATTGTAGATGGTTAATCAGTCGAATTATTGGTTCGATACTCATCCGACCCGTTACGGAACAACGTCCAGCGTCATAAAAAACGCGGACGTTCTTATTATCGGCGGCGGAATTATTGGACTCACCCTTTTGTATCAGCTAATTAACGCTGGGCTTACTGATACATATCTAGTCGAAGAAGAGACGGTGGGCTTTCATGCCTCGGGCCGCAGTAGTGGGCATCTAATAATGAGGGGTCAACCCTTATTCAGCGAACTGCCGGTCGAGCAGGGTATTCAATACGCCAAATTTATGGCTGAAAGTATTGGTCGCATGACGAAAGGACTTCGTTCGGCCAACTTTAACTGTCAGTTTCGCGAGACGGGCGGGCTGCGACTTGCCCAAAACGTAGATGATCTTTCTCTTTTAAAGCAAGAGTCAGCCTTTATACGCGAACACACGGGGGTTGATTGCGTCATGTTGTCTGATAAAGAGGCGTGCGTGATTACCAAGTCAGATGCTTTTATTGGAGGAATGTTTGTTCCCAATGAATCTACTTTCAATCCGTATAAACTAACAAACGGATTAGCGGACTTGGTTTGTAGACGCGGAAAAAGAATTCTCTCTAACTGTCAGGTAGAATCTGTGGTTCCGACGACAGGCGATAGTTTGGCTGTTTCAATTCGTCACAAAGGAATCATTCGGGCCAAACGTGTAGTGTATTGTACTAACGCCTACACGCATGATCTTTTGCCCGAAACAAAAGACTGGATGAGTCCTTTTAGGGGGCAAATTGCTGCGACCGATTCCTTAAGTGATGACGTAATCGAAGCACTACCTACGATGGCTCTTAGCTGTAATAATGGCAGCGAGTACTTTCGCTTGCATGATGGACGCCTTCTTGTTGGCGGTATGCGACAAAGTATTCGCGGTCAACAGGAAGGTATTGTATATGATGGAGAAATTAGTCGGTCAATTTATGACAAGTTACGAGACTTCTCTATGAAAGCATTGCCAGTTCTGAAAGGAACTAAATTCAGTCATACTTGGTCAGGCATTATGTGTGCGACTAATGACGGGCTACCGTTGATTGGCCCTGTACCCAATCGACATAACCAATTTATGATGTGTGGCTTTAATGGCTACGGATTTTCTCACTCCCTAATGAGTAGTCTTGTGCTAAAAGATTACCTCGTTGCTGAGAAAAGTCACATTATCGGAAACGAACTATTTAATCCGCAGAGGTTTTGTAAATGAATTTTGATATCGCACGCCATTGTTTTTCTCTTCCCGACTCATTCTTAAAGCGTTTTAAAGGAAAGCAGCCCGACTGGGGTCCCGTTGGTTATTTCACTTACAAGCGAACATACGCACGTAACATCGAGGGAGATCGCGTAGAAGAATACTGGGAAACATGTCAACGTGTAGTTGAGGGATGTTTTTCTATTCAAAGAAATCACTGCAAAAGATGTCGCCTTCCTTGGGACGAGAGAAAGGCTCAGCGTACAGCTAAACGCATGTTTGAGCTTATGTGGGAATTCAAATTTCTTCCGCCCGGTCGTGGACTATGGGCGATGGGAACAGATTACATTGAACGCTGTGGCGGTGCTGCATTAAACAATTGTGCCTTTACAAGCACTCAGTATTTAGCGTCTGATCCGCTAACGCCCTTTACGTTCTTGATGGATATGTCGATGGTTGGCGTAGGTGTAGGCTTTGATACCAAAGGGTCCGAACAAGCATCAGTAATGCAACCCAATGCACTATTAAAGCACACCTACGTTATTCCCGATTCTCGCGAAGGTTGGGTTGAGGCACTTCGTCTTTTACTTGCTGCTTATCTGATTGAGGATTCTGGTCTTCCTGAGTTTGACTATAGCGAAATTAGAGGAGCGGGCGAACCTATTCGTGGTTTTGGAGGGACCGCTAGCGGACCAGAGCCTTTGCGTGTTATGCTTTCTGAGATTCATGAGACTCTAGAAAATCGAATTGGTGGTAAGTTAAACTCTGTTGATATTACGGACATTCAAAACTTTATTGGCAAATGTGTTGTTGCCGGTAACGTTCGTCGTTCTGCCGAGATTGCGTTCGGAGACCCTGATGATTTAGCGTTTTCCCTTATGAAGCAAGATAAGGCCAAGCTTAAAAATCATCGCTGGGCTTCAAACAATAGTATTTTCGCAGAGATTGGCATGGATTACTCATGGCATGCAGAACAGACTTCGGTAAATGGAGAGCCTGGCTATGAATGGCTTTACAATGCTCGTGCCTTTGGCCGCATGATTGATCCGGCGAATTGGCTAGATATTGATGCCGTCGGTGGTAACCCTTGTCTAGAACAAACTCTTCATCACCTGGAGCTTTGCACGCTAGTAGAAACTTTTCCCGCCCGTCACGACAGCATGGAAGAGTTTTTAGAAACGCTTAAGATTGCTTATCTATACGCAAAAACTGTGACCCTTGTTCCTACGCATTGGGAGCAAACCAATTCCGTCATGTCTAAGAATCGTCGGATTGGATTGAGCCAGAGTGGTATCATTAAGGCGTTTGGTCGTCACGGTCGTCGCGAATTGACGCGATGGTGTGACAAGGGATATGAGTTTATTAACGGGTTAGACATTCAGTACTCCAACTGGTTGGGCGTACCACGCAGTATTAAAAAGACCAGTGTTAAGCCGAGTGGAACGATTAGTCTGCTACCTGGCGAGCCGCCCGGCATCCACTACCCTCACTCCGAGTTCTACATTCGCAGGATTCGCGTAGGCATCCATTCTAACCTTTGGCGTATGGCAGAGGCCGCTGGCTACAAAGTCGAGCCAGACGTTACTCAGAAAGAGTCAACCATGGTAGTGGAATTCCCTATCCATGAAGATTTTTTCAAGAAAGGTAAGGACGAAGTGTCGATTTGGGAGCAGACTGCTAATGCCGTCATGTACCAAAAGTACTGGGCCGATAATCAGGTCTCTATTACCGTGACTTTTAACAAGCAAGAAGCAGATGACATTAAGCATGTACTTGAGCTTAACGAGGATTCCCTCAAGGGTATTTCTTTCCTACCTCTGAACGATCATGGTTACGAGCAGGCTCCATACGAGACTATCACTGAGGAGCAGTACCAAGAAATGACGGCAAATATTCAACCGATCAATTTTGATCAATACCAAGAAAATACACAAAGTCCTCGTTTTTGTGATGGAGATCAATGTGAATTATGAAAACTACTGAAAAATACATCTTTACTTTCGCCAAAGATCAAAACGGCGAAGACATTCCGCACCGTTTCATGCTCACGCTTTCTAAGCGAATCAAAGAAGTAGATACTGGCATTCAGAAAATGCTTGATATGGATGGAATTGATGCCTTTGGAATGGCCGGGCAGTACACTATGGAGGTTACTCTTGCGAGAACCTTTGATGCTCACGAGATCATTGCCGAGATTAAAAAGCAGCTAGATTTGATCTTAAGCGACATTATTCGCCCAACCATTGTAAAGCCGTGAAAATGTTTCTAATTCAAGATGTTGAACAGCATCTTGTTATAGCACGCAATAAAGACAAGGCACTAAAAGCTTTTTTACGAGAGTTTAAGTACGCCTCTGTAGAAGAGTGGCTAGACGATGTTGAGCTAGATGACTATTTTGTCGCACCAATGCCGTCTGATTACCTTCTAACTCTTTTCTTTCAAGACTCTGGCTGCGAAACCAAGACTACTGTTGATTGGATCGAAAAGCTTGGAGCGGGATTTCATATCTCTGGATACCATGAATAACAATACTGTAGAACTTATCGGCACCTATGGCGGCGACGAATCGCACGCACTTAGTGCCTGGACCTCGACTAGTCGCGATCTCACAGATAAGAAACGTGAACGCATGCACAAGCTTCTTGCGATGCTTGCTGAGAATGGACATCATACTCCATTTGAAAAAAGCACTCTGCATTTTCTAGTCACTTGTGATACGGCCAGCCATATTCACTTTATCAAACATAGAATTGGCGTCAGTATTAATGGCGAATCTGCACGGTATAAAGAGCTAAAGCAGGACAAGATTTATATTCCAAGCGATTGGCCCGATGACATGAGGAATGACTTCCTCGAAGACGTTGAGGCTTCTTTTGTGAAGTATCACGAAGTTCTTGACGAATTAGTTGATCGCGGCATAGATCGGAAGAGGGCGAAAGAATCAGCAAGGTTTTATCTTCCATATGCCAATCAGCTAACATTAGACGTAAGCTTTAATTTCAGGTCGTTTATGCATTTTCAAGGCTTGCGTAACGATCCACATTCTCAGCTTGAAATTAGAGAAATAGCCCAGACTATGCTGGAGCTTATTAGACAGACTGGAGACTTTGATAAGTCTCTGAAAGCCTTTGGATACTAAACAACAAATTATTAATATGAAAATTATTCCCTCACTTATGATTGCTATCGTTTCGGCAGCTTGCGGAATGGGCGGTGCGACTGCCGTTTCTACACCCGCAGCCCCGCCCGCTCTTACTCAGGAGCAGGCAGACATTTTACGTCACTTTAGTCTTAGTACTGAGACTGATTGCACTGGTGCATCGTATAAGACGATTACCGTTAGCAGTGTAAATCTAAGACTGATTAACGGCCTTGGTGCTACTGAAACTTCGAATGGTCTTGGCAATCTTGTTCTTGGCTACAACGAAGACGCTGGCGTTGACGAGTGTCGTACTGGATCGCACAACATTGTTGTCGGTCAAGAAAATACCTATGAAGGATTTGGCGGCGTTATTCGTGGACGAGATCATGCGGTTGAAGGTGCATATTCTAGCGTTCTGACTGGCGAGAACAACGTCGTCAATGGTGATGCGTCGATGATTGTCTCGGGCTTCGACCAGCTTGTACTGGGAGACTCGGGAGCAATTCTTGGCGGTGTCGGCAACCAAGTTACTGACGACTCGACTTCTGACGGTGTGATCGAAGAGAACTATAATGTTATTGTGGGCGGTGCTAATTCACGTATCGGCACGATTGGGTCTCCATCGAATATTTCTCGCTCTGTTATCGTCGGCGGCTTTACCAACAATGTTTTCAGCGAAAGCGGAAATGAAGTAAGAGGTGCTGTTGCCGTTGGCGGTGAGTTTAACGTCGTTAGAACTTTCCTTGGCAATAACAACAACTCTGTTATCGTTGGCGGAAAGAGTAACGGTATGCGTGGAGGAACATTATATCGCAACGGCGTTATTGTGGGCGGTAGCCAAAATGATCTTCCGCAATTGAACGACGACTGTCTGCAAGGCGTGATTGTTGGTGGACGATTGAATTCTGTCACTGGTGATTACAATGTTCTTGTGGGTGGCGAGACTAATACTGTGGCTGAAAATACAGCCTTCTCTGTATTGAGCGGTGGTCGTTTTAGATTTATCTCTCAGTTTGCTGGTCCTTTCGACGGTCAGCATGACTGGTTAGCCGGTGGAATTGACGAAGACAACTGAGATATTCTCGCTAAAGTTTCGGTATCTAAGGCGGATCCTATGGGTCCGCCTTAGTGTATTTTAGGGGTGGCTCAGTTTGTTTTTTGTAATCCGTAAGGAGGTAATAGTATGAGTAGCAGAGCATTTAGCCAGGTTGGTTCTGGCACAATCCCGTTTGTACGTGGTATTTTAAGCCCGGCAGATCGTGGGGTAGAATCTACTGGCCGTGGAGTTCGAGAAGGAACCCAGGTCATGATCGGCAATCCCGAAGACGTTGTTGCCGTTGATACTTTTGTAGCTTCGGGCATTAGTATTGGAACTACTCCAATCGAAATTGTAGGACCCCATTCAAATCCATTGCCCAGATGTAGGGCCATTATTATTCAGGTTGGTAGCAATAGTGACATAGTTCGTATTGCCCACGATCCAGATAAAGTAGCGAGTGAAGGATTTGTGTTGGAATCTGGAACAATTATTAATCCCGATAGAAACTTAAAGTTACCATTGCTTCATAACGTAAGCATTTGGGCCGCAGCCGATGCTGGCTCAGCCGACATTAAGATGATTATTTACTAATGGGAAATCTTCCCTGATGAGGATTCCCCATGAATATAGAATACTCAACAATTATTGGATCTGGAACACTGCCCCATATTGGGCATGGTCTGGCTCATAACATTCCAGAGGGGACTTACCCCGTTCCATGTCAGTCTGCGGCACTTCGTGCTCGTCGCGGCAGTGGTTCGGTGATTCTTAATCCAGAAGACTTTTCTGTTTCTTTGGGAATAAGGTCTTCTGCTATTACAGTCACTTCAAGTGCAGTTGCCCTTCCTGTTAATCCGCTAGAAAACAGAAGGGCATTAGTCGTGCATAATAATGGCGTAACAGATATTTTCCTCGGTGAATCTACAGTGACCGTAGATAGTGGATTGCCGTTATCAGCGGGTGAAAAAATCGCTTTTGATATTCAAAATACCCCTAACGTTACCGTTTATGCAATTTGCGTAGGTAGTTGCAACGTTAGGATAATGGAGCTATCGTAACATGGTTGGGATGGGCAGCATCGTATCTGTCGGTGGCTCAGGCGGTTCTGGCGGGGGCAGTGGCAGCAATAGCGGTATTCAAGAGCTAAATGGACTGACTACTCCCAGTATTGCACTTGTTGGCACAAGCGGCATTGTCGTGTCTCCAGTTTTTGCTGGACAAATTAACATCGGCTTCACTGGGGACATTTCTCAGTCTGGAGTGCTTGGTGTCAATGGTATTAACGTCAATCAAATTGGCGGCGATTTTGTAGTAGATGGCATTGCTCTTTCCGGCTTGATCACACCTTCGGGTGGGATTGGCTCGATTAATGGTCAGATTGGACCAGCCCTTGAAGTAGGTGGCACCAACGGAATCTCTGTTACCGTCAGTGCAGAAAATGTACTAACGATTGATGGTGCCGCTATTAGCGGATTGATTCCTACGTTAGACGGAAGCGGCATCAATGCGATCAATGGAGATTTTGGTCCAAATATTGACCTAGTTGGCATTAACGGCATCGAGGTTAATCCGCTTGGAAACGGACAAATTCAAATTGATGGGGCAGCCGTATCTGGCGTCAGCAAGTTTAGCCAGGCTTTTTCCGGCGTAACGGAAGCAACCTGCGTGCATAACTTTGGTGGTTTTGATATCCATACGCAAGTTATTAACACTGTTGGTGTAACAGAAGTAATCATTCCAGATCGTATTATTATGGATGATATAAACACGGTTAGAGTACTATTTAATAGGGCGTTTACCGGCTCGGTCATCATTATAGGTTAAAAACATGATAATTAACGGCGATCTTATCCCGTCCGCATCTGGGGCGGCTAGCATTGGTATTGATCAGGGGGTCAATGCTGGTGAATTTGACATCACAACTTTGGCCCCGTATTTGCAGATTCACCAAATCAGTGGCGTTTTTCACGACCCATTGCAAGGGCAGTCTGGGGTTATGCGATTCAACCATCAGGCGGCAGCTTTTGAAGTTTCTGTTGATGGTGGTGCTAGCTTTGCTCAACTATCTGCCGGTGCTGGTGTTGATAGCGTCGGAGTCCTTGGCGACACCAATTTAACCGGAAATATTGACCTAGCTTCGGCTGCTTCGAGCGGCTTCTTGGCAATCTTCGATACGGCAAACGCCAGTCCGATTCAATTCGCTGTTGATCAACTTGGCCTTTCTGGACTTTGGGATTTCCCCACCCAAGGATTCAATGGAAAAGTTGTTAACTCCCTGACCGATGCTAATGGCACAGAGTCACAAGGAACGATCTCGCTTGTCGGTGCGTCCGGTATTTCCGTGGACCTGGTTGGACAGACTCTAACGATTGGCCCAGCTATCGGTGGTGGACTAGCTACGTGCTACTCCGAATCATTTACCGCGTCTACTTCGTGGTCTGTCACGCATAATCTAGGCACGGCAGACGTATCAGTGACGGTATTCAATAGTGCCGGTGTACCACGCCGAATCATCTTCCCCGATGGCATTTCAATTTCAAGCGTTAACGCATTAACTGTAAATTTCAATACTCCACAAGCAGGTGAAGTCCTTGTAATGGGATGTGTCTGATATGGCTCAATTTGTAGGTGATTTAGTACCGCGTGGAAGTGGTACCGCCAGCCTTGGCGTAGATCAGATTGGATTCGGTGGATTCAATCATGAGGAATTATTTCCTTTTGCCCATATTCATTGCAATAGTGGCATTCTGCACGACCCAATGATGGGAACCTCGGGTGTTCTTCGTTTTCGAGAAGGACGTTCATATGATAAGCTTCAATTCTGTGGTGCGGACGTTGGCGTCGGGGCGAACTTTGGGTATATTCCAAGAGTAACATGCTTGATAGATGGAGTTTTTGATCTACATGTTCCGACCGCTGCCAATATTATTACAGGGACGGAACTAAGGCTTGAATCGCCCGAAATTGAAATTAATGGCGACAACATACTGAGGCTGTCTACGAGTGGCGTTGCACCTATAATTTTAAGTGCGGCAGAAGGCGGTATCGTTGCTACAGCAAAAAACACGGTTCAATTTCTTTCTAGTAATAGCGACGTTCAAATTGGTGCTCAAGGAAACGTTATTCTTAGTGCTTTTGGCAGCACGACTACTAATGGTAGCGGCAATTTACGTTACTTGTTTGGACCGAACGAGGCTTGGCATACTTATGTAGGTGCCGGAAATAATGATTTTGTTCCCATTCCACACTCGGGCCATGTGCTCCAAATGATTCTGGAAAACGCTGGCGGTGTAGCTAATCTTCAAGAAGCTTACGAAGCTGGCCCTAATCTGTCGATAACTGGTTTTGATCTCACTGTTAATGTGGACGATGCTACATTAGCATTAGGCACGCTGACTGGTGATAATCCGCCACTTGTAGTTTCCGGTATTACCACCCTTCCGCAAGACACTCGTCGTTATGGGGTCACTATGATGACTCATGGGCAGTTAGGTCGTAATGCCGGATTAGGCGTTAACGATAGTCCAGCGGCCAAATCTCTCGGCATTGATACGCTGGCTGTTACTACCGGATCGGGTATTATTACTCTTGCACATACGTCTGGTATTCAGGAATTTTCAAATGGCGTTTCTAACCAAACCTTTACGGCAGTTGATCCTAGCACAAATAAAGTACTTGCTAATAATAGGGGGTATCAAAGAGATCAATATATGTCTTATGATTCCTCTAGTACTGGAGTACGTATTTTTGTTCCGGGGCTGTATCGAGTACATGGATCCGTGACTACTTCCACTACTGGTGGAGCTAATACTCATAATGTTTACGTGGACGTAGATGGTACTCGCGTATCCGCAAAGTCCTCTATTCGTGCGATCAATGGTGTGGCGGGCGGAATAGGGTTCTCCGCATTGGTGCATGCCAATGCCAGAAGCTTAATTTCCATCGATGTTTCAAAAGCGTCAGCAGCCGGAACGGCAATAGTGGTTGCAAGAGGTGTAGTATTTTGGATTGAATACGTAGGACCAAAGAGGAATTGACATGCTATTATCATTTATGCAAGACATAGTATCAGACACGACTTTGTTTGAATTAGTCAAGGCTCTCGGCCCAAGCGGAGGACTGACGGCAATCTTCGTTTATCTTTTTATGCAATTGAAAAAAGAGAATAAAGAAGAGCGTACCGCCTGTGACAAGCGAATTAATGCTCTTGCTGAAAGGCTCGAAAAGAGCAACGTAATGAACATTGACAGCCAGAAAGAGACGACAAAAGAATACGCGGAACTCGTGAAAAGCACGACCCGCGTAACTGCCGACCTAACAATGGTCGTCAAAAGTATTAATACTACGCTCGAACGAATGGAGCGTAAGGCGGAAGGCCGCTAGATAATTTCCGGGCGACCTTCGGGGCCCGCGTTCCTTCCTTCTTTTCTAGCCTGATCAGCCGCAATGCTAGCGGCGGGCGTCATTACTGCCGCACCAAAAGGCTTTTTCTCTGGACGTTGAAAGAAAGCCAGAATTTCCCTGCGGATTTCTTGACGAACTTCTGTAGGCACGTCAAATTGATCTAGACGCTCTCTCAGGATACGATCTAGGGTTGCGGGTACGTCATTTTTTGCCATAGAACCAATTCTCCTTGAGTCTTTTTACGGCCTCTCTCTTTGTTTTGATTGATTGATCCTCTAGCTGCGGGAGAGACGTTCGCTCGTCGGGGATCATTTTTGTGTGGGCTGTTGTAATTTTGTCGTTGACTGTCTTCTTGCGAAAGAAAACGATTGCCTTGATTTCTGGCAAAACGTGTCGTCGTATTACATTGACCCATTGTTCGCATACTTCGTCTAGCGGTTTAGTGACTCCATTGAGTTCGTCAATAATTCTAGAGTCACCGTACACCACAACGTCGTCCTGAATAGACTTGCTGTGAATTTCCGACAGTGCCAAGTGTAGCACTTTGTACGTATGATGTAACGGCTGAAAGATTTTGTCCCCTTCATTAGTCGTCGCGGGGGAGACTCGCTGAGTTGCCTCAACGTTCTCCCCCGAAACGTGGTAACCGTTTTCGTTAAACAGTATTACAATCAATTGCTAGACAGGTCGATAAACTGAACCTCTGCTTCTGCTTGACGCATGGCAGCACTCATTTCGGCCTCTTCCTCAAAAGTAATGGGTTCCGAAGCACGCAGCGTACTTACGATAGTCGTAAGCAGTTCTCGTGTTCTCGGAGAAAGACCAGCGGCCCCGGTAATGGGGTCTAGCCAGTCAAGGGCACCGCGAGAAATAAGCTCTTGTTCTACAATTAGAACCATAAGGGCAATCTCGTCTTCGATTAGTCCCGCATCCTCAAGAAGAGGGCCAATTAAAGAAGTAGTGCTTTCAAAGATAGGCGTGTTAGTAGCTTGATCAACAATGTCTGCGATCATGTTAATTTCTTCCATCGTAACGTCACCGTCAGTTAGGAGTCTATTTGTAGCGATTTTCACACTAAGACGTAAGTAAGTCTGAAACTTAAAGAACTCCTGCTCGTTAAATTCCTCAATAAATTCAACACCTGGGCCATCAGGAGTAGATATACAACCCGCAAGTGGGGCCATACCTAGAACCGATACGAGGCCAATAATTCCTAGCCATTTTTTCATTTGTTATAGTCCTTTAATTTTGTACCAGCGGCGGGCTTGGCACCCATGTATTCGCTTTGTTCGGTACGTTTTTTCTCTGGCACTTTTGCACCACAATTTTTACACACTCTATAAGCGGCGTCATCTTTAAATTGAATGCCGCCTTTATTCATGTGCATACAGTCACCGAGCCTTCTCTTCGGTTGGTAGTCAGACCAGTCTTCCTTTTTAGCCGCACGCTTAGGGTGTTCTTCTTCATCGTTAGCTTGAATACGACGTTTCTTTTCAAGAATAGCTTTAAGCTCACTATCTTCTTCTTCGGCAATAAATTTTGTTTCTTGTCTAGGAGCAGGAGAAACTTCCTGAGGAGAGTATATCTGTTCGACACCATGAAAGTCCCATCCTTCGACAAGCTCTTCGCCAGCTACCAATTGTTTTTCAAGCATTTCAGCGGCGTCGGAGGAAATTTCATATGCACGACCCTTCTTACTCTTTCGAGTAATAGTGATCTTAACAGTGTCCTCTGGGTCGTACTCTCTTTTGGTAAGATCGCACTCGTGAATAATTCTTTTAGCCATTTTTAGTGGTGGTGGTTTTTTCTGTCGTATGCTTGCAAGATATCTCTTACAATACCCGACCTGTGAACACATTTGATATCCGTCATTTCTACGATACCTACATTGGGAACATCTTGTAAAATGTTAAGTGTTTCCGGCAATGCACTATCCTCGGAGTAAATGTCCATCTGATCAAGGTCTCCTTGAATTACCATCTTAGAGTTTTTTCCGATCCTTGTCAACAACATTTTCATAGCATCTCCATTCAGAGGAACATTTTGTGCCTCTTCGATAATGATATAGGCGTTGTTAAACGATCTACCTCTACACATACTTAAGATAGAGAACTCAATTTTCTTCATCGCCTCGTCAATGTCGTGCTTGCGATGTAAAATAGTCTCAAGATTGTCTCTGACCGCCAGAGCATAGGGAGTCACCTTGTCCTTTAGATCGCCAGGCAAGGCACCGAGCTTTTCGCCCGTATTACTGGACATATAAGGACGAACAATGATAATCTTTTCAATGCCGCTATTATTGTTCTTGAGCAATCTAATGCCCTCCGACAACGCTAGGATTGTCTTGCCGGTTCCCGCTAGTCCAGTACAGATGGTCACTACATTCTCACGAATGGATGCCACGTACTCCTCTTGTCCTTCTTTCGGCAGAAGGAAATCAAGCTTATTCATGCTACCTCCCAGGTATCATCTATTGGTTCGACGGGCCATTTTGGCTCGACGGTTTTTTGCACGACGCCGTGCGATTTGGTTAATTTTTGCGGGGGTAACCTTCATTCCAAAACTAGTCGTATTGACACGCTTGGAAATTTCTTTTTCTAAATACTTGACGATCAGCGTACCGTTTAGGTGATCCATTTCATGCATGACAGCACGAGCCCAGAACCCACTAAAGGTTTCGGTTTCAACCCTGCCGTCAATATTGATGAATTGCAGAGTAACCCACTTTGGGCGAGCAGTACGAACAACGCCGCCGGGAATAGACAGACAGGCTTCAAAATCTTTTTTGGCACTAGAACTAACTGCCACAATAGAAGGATTGATGTAAGCGACGTTCTCGCCGTCTTTCCTCAGAATAAAGATTCGTTTTGGATAGCCGATCTGAACAGCAGCTAATCCCGCCGCTTCGTCGTTCAGTTCTTCCATAACGTCATTCATTAGGGACAGTGCATCTTCGTCATCGGCACTAAGAGGCACGCTACAGTCTGACGACTCCATTTCGAGTAGCGGGAAGCGTTGGTCGTTAACGGCAATAACCGCCTGACGCAATGCTGTTGATCGAGAAATCTCTTCGACCTGCGGAGCGACTTCTTGCGGCTCGGTGATATCTTCTGAGTTTGTTTCCATTACGATAGAATTTCAAATCCGTTGCTAGTTACTAATACACATCGCTCGGAGTGAGCGGTCAATGCTTTTTCTGTTTGTCGGACGGTCCAGCCATCCTTGTCAAGAAACATGTTGTCTTGACCGAAACTGATCACTGGCTCAAGGCAGATCGTCTGCCCCTCAATAAGAGTGACGCGGCGATATTTCTTCTCCTCTAACTTTCTTTTCAAGCTACTCAGTCTACTATCAATTGTAGCGGGAATGAGCGGTTCGTCATGCAGTTTTTGTCCAATTCCGTGTCCGCACCAAGGAGACATGATATTAACCGCTAGTTTTTTGGCCTCTCGCTCCGAAGCTAGAATTAAATCTGTAATCGTAACGCCGTGCTTGACTTCTTCGATCTGAGCAAACAGCACGGCTTCCGCAGCGTAAGCAAGTTTTTCTGCCTCTGGGTTTTTGCCAATTACTATTGTTCTGGCCGAATCTGCGAACCATCCGTTGCAATTGGTTCCAACGTCTACTGTTACGATGTCTCCATTAACAAGCCTATAGTCGTTTGGAATTCCGTGAACCATAGCGTCATTAACGCTAATGCAGGCCGTTGCTGGAAAAGCATATGGGGTGCCTAGCGGACGGTAATTCTTGAAGGCTGGAATACAGTCGTTTTCACGAATATATTTTTCGATTGCGGCATCAATTTCTAGCGTTGATACACCTTCTTTACATTCTAGGAGTCCCGCGTTAATTGCTTTAGTATTAACGGTACATGCCTTCCGGTGGTCACTGCTGATATTCATTTAACCATTCCTTTATTTTCTTCCAATGGGATAAAGTTACCTTATATGCTCTTTCTGGTGATCTTAAATGATAATTAGGATGATAAGTTACAGCCATTATACACTCATGTTCGTCCGTAGTATACTTAATCCAATCGGCGTCTATTTTGTCGGGAAAGAAATTGCTTAAGGCACCTTTAATCTTTTCGCCCCGAAGCTGCTCAAATGCCGCTCGACCCAGGGCCACGATTAGGTCTGGCTTTAGAATGTTAATTTGCTCTAAAAGACGCCATCTACAGGCTGCTAATTCCTCTTGTCGAGGATATCTATTTAATGGAGTATTGCACAGAATGGCGTTGGTCAGATACACTTCCGATCTGTCGGTTCCGAGATAGGCTAGGATTCTGTCCAATTTGATTCCGCCGTCTCCGAGGAACATCTTGCCCTCGGCATCCTCAACGTCATCTGGCGAGTCACCAACTAATAGAACCTTTGGAGACGAACTACCCTCTCCGAACACAACCTGGGTGCGAGTCTTGCATAAATCACACTTAGTGCAATCTTTGACTATTTCTTTAAGGGCGTCTATTCGCACAGGTGACCCACGTAGTAGTTATTGACCCAGTGCTGGTTTTTTATATTACTAAGTTTGAACACGCCAAAGTCGATAGTTTTTGCTAACAAAGCACAATTATCAGCAATCTTGCCTTCCAAAACTAAAATGTCGGTATAGTTACAGCAATTAACTAGTGCGTTATACTTTTCTGGCGAGATACACTCTCTATTGCTTGAAAAGATTTGAGTCAGGATGGCGAAGGTAGATTTCTCAATGCCATTCAGCCTGTAAGAATCTTTCTCAGTTAGTGTTCCGTCAACAAACTCGGTCGTTGTGCAATAGCCCAACTGTCTAAAAGCACAAGCCATTAAAACAAGTGACTCATTTATGTTTGGCTCCAGAATGCGTGCCTGATTGCAGGCGGCTCGTGCGAGCCTGATTGAATGGACAACATGCACCAGTAGTCCGCCCCTGTATGCTAATGGTCCTCTAAGACCAAACGGAGATTGACGCAATAGCTTGATAATATTGTAGTTATGAATGGCTACGCACGAAAAGGTGCGATAGTCGTCGTCTGTTAGATATTCCAGTGTCTCTTGAAGCTCCAGGGCATAAGAGTCTAGCTGCGAATCAGTGACCCCCGCAAAGTAATCGTAGAAATTCTCTGGGGTTCTGTCAATTTTAGTTACGTTGAAGCTCTGACATGTCAGTTGGCGTTCGCCCTTGAAGACCTTTACTTCGGCACGAATGCGAGCAAAATCCCCAATCTCAACGAGCCCTTTTGTGAATCCCCAGATCACCAGGTTGACTTCACCACTTACGTCAGACAATAATATCTGTGCGAAAGCCGTGCCATTTCCAGCAACCATGCCGAGATTATGGTCAACGCCAGCCACATGGAAAATCTGCTCATACACTTTCCCTTCTTCTAATTGGGAAACGTGAGTATAGTCTTTAGCGTTCAAATCTTTTACGTTTACTACCATATGTCCTGTCTGCGACTTCTTTGCAACTTGTGCATCTTGCTACTTTGCGAACCACAATCGACACTTCGTCAGGCAGTTCTTTTTCGCTACCGGCCCGCAGCATGAGATTATTCTCTCCGCCATAATAGGAGCCGTGACATAGGCGACATTCAATAAGTACAAGAGTCTTCGGCGTTCTCATTATTCATTTTAAGCTTTAAAGTGCTGACCATATTTGTTACGATCATATGCACACGTTGACGAGATAAGTCGTATCTTTTGCCAATCGATTGAAATGTTTCGCCTTTTACGAAATGGTCAATAAACATGTCAATGTGTTTTTGATCGCTCAGATATTCGATAGCGGTATCCATGACCTCTTCATTGTTATTCTCATTGACATACCACTGCTCATCATCAATGATTTCTTCCGAAACCCAGCGAGGTTTCTTCCTCAATTTTAGTTTATGGTCAATTAAACGAAGGATGTGCCAGTTAATCCAACTAATTGCATAACTAACAAATTTTGTTCCTCTTGTATGGTCGTATTTTTGTCGAGCACTGAGAATTCCTATCCAGGCTTCTTGCCTTAGGTCATCAATGGACAAGATATTATCTCTAGCACAGATTGGAACAAAACGTCTAATTGTTGAGTTTACGATAGCATCCCATTCATTATGGGGAACACTTTCGATGGGATTATTCAGTTCTTCCATTAATTTGCGAAATAAGTAGTTTGATGTATACGTCTTTTTCAAGCCGACTTAACGAATTCCAATTGATAACCGCATCGCAGTTGCCGCCTTCTGGGATTTCTTCGTTCCCGCGATTAACTCTCTTATATCGAAACACCTCTATGCCGCAAGGATCTTTTACGATAAGACCAATTATTTCTTTGCCTTTACGTTCTGTTATTTTCCACATAAATACTAAGAAGTGTTTAAGGTCAACACTAGTATTTATTACCTTTTCATCTTTAAGGATGATAATGAAGTTCATTTGGTCGGTTGACTCAAAATCCTTATCTTCATTGAGGCGTGTGTTAATGTCTGTAAGTCTGTTCCAATTCAATTTGAGCGTCATTAGGGATGCCTCCTTGCCTCTAATTACACTAATCTGGGACAATTAGACCATCCTCGATGTACACACCGATTCTATCGTTTGCGTTTCTTGATGCGTATTCGATCCAAACTTGAAAGTCTTCGTCGTCCGCCATGTCGCGAATAATCTGCATGCTTTCGTCATCCAGAAGTGATCCATCAGCGATCCTAATCACGCGAAGGGCAGGGTTCGTGGCCATGGCAATTCCAAGCGAAATCTTGAGGCGTTGTGCGGCCGATGCCTGGCGGAACGGAACTTCGTGACCACCCTTAGTAACAACCATAAGACCATCGGGCGTAAGGCGAATATTCTTGACCGGCAGAGGAGAATTCTCTAGGGCCTCATCTTTATTAATTTGAGCCAATTCGATCGTGTCATTGTACTCTTTGTATTTAGCCTCAGCGTCAACTAAGGCGTCTCTATTTTTGTTGTAATCCTGAATCTCGCGAACCCTCTTGTTTGTTTTTTCAAGCGATTCAATTTGATCCTTGATTTGATCCTGAGGAACGTGCTGATCGGCATTCTTGCCCAACCAGTCCTTAATCAAGACACGCTCTTTTTCAATCCTGTCGATCTCTTTTTCGAACTCAATCAATCGAGCCTGAGCATCCTCAATTTCTTTTGACTTTTCAAGCTTGTCCACTAAGTCTGTTGAAGAAACCTCAATCGTGGGCTCGTCGGCCTTAGGTGGAGCTAACGTACTAAGAACAGTACTTAAGCGTTTACGTTCTTTGTTAACGTCTTTTCGTTCTTCTTTAGCCTTTTCGATTAGAGCATCGTATTCGGCCAAATCAACCTCGCCCTCCGTTAAACGATAAAGTAGATCGCCTAGCAGCTTGCGTTGCTCGGGCTCCTTCATCCTGGAGAATTCCCATGGATCAAACGAAAGGTCACCAGCCATTCCGTCCAATAGCGTCTGGGGCGAAGAAATCTTATTGCCGTCTGGTGCCCGAACCTCAAGACGAACTCCGTCTGCCGTAATTCTACGAGTAACGATGTACTCTCCAAGGTCGAGGTCAATGATAGCCTCGTCCTCACCGGCACGAATAGGATTGGGGATTTCCTTTGAGGCGGCACGATACTTAAGGGCTAGCCAAATAGTATCGAGAACAGAAGTTTTTCCGTTCTCGTTCATGCCAGAGATAACTACCGTGTTACTTGTGGGCTCAATGGTTACTGCCCGAATACGTTTAACGTTTTCTGCATATAGCTTAATAATTTTCATTACTTAACTGATCTCCAAATGTATTCTGACACGGGAATTTTATACGACGGCTTACCACCGAAGCCCTGAAAGTGAATCACTGGGTATGAATCAATAATTTCTTTCAAGTCCTCAGGCTTAAGCATCGTAAATACTGGCGTTTCTTCTCGGCAACCGTTAAACATCAAAATTGTTGCCCCCATCTTTTCGTATGCCTTCACTTGATTAGCTTTCAAATGAAAGTCACGCTTAATTAGTGGGTCTGAGTACTTGACTTCGACATGTCCGTATCCCTCTACATTGAAGTCTGGTGCCGTCGATACGTCTGCGTCATCTAGAAAATCTCCATGATTTCCGCATCCTGTCTCGGTGAATTCCGGCCTAGTTCCAGACTGAGTTTCAACGTAGTCGAGCCAGGCAAAAAATAGGTCACGCTCTTTGAGTGTGCGGTCCTTAATGTCTTGCTCGAACTGGTCTTTGCTACGGCTGTCGAATCTGTAATTCATGCATTACACCCGCACGCCTTTGCGGGAAAGTTGCTTTTGAACAATGTCAAAAGCTTCTTGGCGACTATATGCCTTAGTACGACTAGGATGAATCCAAATCCACTTGAAGGATCCGTTTTTCTTAAGTCCATTGCCAGAGGTCCATCCATTAGCCTGGAGGACAGTACGTTGATAATCTCTTTCTCGTTGTTTCATTTTGTTAAAAGTTTTGCTACGTCAGCGTTTTTGAAAACCGAGCGAACCTTGTGTGCGACTCGGAATGTACAGATACTATCGAACAAAGCGGCGTGGAACTTATTCTTACCATAATCGCTCATATCAATATTCAGAAGTTTAATAGCCTGCGTCAAGGATGCACCAGAGGCAACATTGTCGTGTCCGGTAATAAGCCTAATGACTGGCAGTGTGTCGATGGCACGATAACTAAAATTGGCTTCAAACTCTTGTCGAGAGCATTGGAAAATTTGATCACTCATCATGCAGCGGTCAAAAAATTCGTTGTGCCCACCGAGCAGGGATGGACAGTGGTCATTCCACATATCAACAAACTTAGCCTGAATCTCTTCGGTAGAGATACCATTGTCAAAAGCTTGTTGTGGTGTGATGCCGTGAATTTCAATTGCCTTAGGACCATAAACATAGTCGTTTACACTCGGTAGACGATGATATGCCTCAAACATATCTAGAATTTCACCAGTGTCTAAGTCACCCACGAGAGCACCAACGGAAAAGACACTATGCTTAGTAGAGTCTAGTCCGCCAGTCTCCGTATCATATACCATTACTTTCATTCGGTGCAAACCTCGGCGTATTCGGCCACGACAGTATTTGCCATGTCGGCAACGATGTTCCAAATGTCGCTCGCCTCCTTGCGTCCCGAAACCTTGGTTCCTGCAAGTTCCATAACATCATAAAGAATGTCATCGTTTTCCATGTAGTCAGGCTTAAACACTTGACGAAACTTGGCAATAAAGCTACGTCCACCCATGTCGGTCTCGAAGACGAATCCCATGTGCGACGCTTCCCCTTCTTCGATCATTTTTTCAAGACGACCATTGAGAATTTTGCGAGCCTGGGCACGACTGAAAACGTCATGACGCTCCCACTCGTAGTTACCAGAAAGCGTGTAGCCGTTATTCACGATGCTTGCCGCAAAGTAAAGTTTGCCACCTTCTTGGACGGCGGCGACACTAACCCCAGCGATGGGGCGGTGCGAGTATGCAATGTTATTCATTTTCTTGCTTTTGTGGTGGTTGTACTTCACTGATACTTGCCAGTCGTAAGTACATAATAATAGATTCTTTTGCGGGCATATTTGCCTCTGACGTTGCTAATGCAGTCATGAGTAGGCGTGCCTGATCACCTGTAAGATTAAAGTTTGCTTCACTCATAGCGGTAATTGATTCTCTACTAACTCGTCTGCGAATGCTTCCATATCGTCAAGCGTTCCGTTATTGTCGAAGCGAATTCTAAAAACGGCGTCATCCAGTGCCACTTCGCTAGGGTGGCTGTCGGTGGAGTCAGTTTCTCTGTCCACACGAATTGTAACACCCGAGCTTCGTTCTGTCCACTCTTTTTCGTTCGGAAAGCGACAATCCGCCAGAATCACAATGTCACACTCACGTTCTGAG